ATGCACCTAGAACTAAGTATCAACATATTAGAGTTCACAATGGAATACCATTTATAGATGGTGAGGTATATTTCTGTAATTGGCCTCAGGTGGTTACTAGGTATGGTAATAAGAAGATTTTCTTAACTACGACTTGGGCTCACCCTTACGAACAAACGTGGATGAGTTATGTTTTCCAAGAAACAATAAAAGGTGAAATAAATACTGCAATGCTTCTTATGTCTCCAACCGAACATAATAGATTCGAACATTATGAGGCGGGATTAAGAAGAGAAAATTAATTTTTTGATATTCGGTTCGTTGTATATTTATTGTTATGGAATTTTTCATTAAAAAAAATGCGAACCTACCTGTATTAAAATTATACCTTATTAAGGATGGTAGAAGTGATTTTCAAAACCCTGTAACGGATTTTGATAACGCTTCTATTTCTTTTTCTATGTATGACGTTAAAACGGGACTTATAAAAATCGCTCAGCAACCTTGTGAGATAGTTACTGAATTGGATATGGATGGTGTTAGTTTAGATTATGTTGTCACATATAAATTTAGCACAATTCAAACATCAACTGTTGGTAGATATAAGGTAGAGTTTGTTTTTAATGATTCTACCGGTGCGTTAATCTTACCCCTAAGACAGGAGTTATTTATTAATATTGGTGATTCGATAAGTGAGTTAGGGTTTTGTTGTTCTTAGGTTTGACCTGTAAAATATTTTTTCTATATTTATAAATGAATGAGTAAGGGAAATTTCACATGTTGTGAAAGCTAATAATCCACTCGAAATTTATATATGATTGATAGTAAAGAAATTGAATCCTTCTTGCACGGAGGAGACCCAGAAGAATTTATTGTTGCGCTCGAATATGATTATGCTACAGAGTGCGTTTACAAAGTAAAAGAAATCCCCGGTAAAGGTAAAGAAATTAGAAAAGACACGTTTATTCCATTTGCTTGGGTTGGAGACTTGCGTGGTATGAAGTTCTATAATGATTCAAAAGAACTTCAAAAATCTTCAATGTCGAAGTATGGTATTACCATTGATAAGTTGGAAACCGGTGGTGATGAGAGAATGAAAAATGGCTTAACTTTTATGGTTAAGTCGTTAAAGGGATATAGGTCTCTTATTCAATTTTTCCGTGATGGTGGAATAGACCCGTGGGGTGAAAGGGGTAAGGAAAAAATATTGGTTCTCCCTCCCGTAGAACAATATCTCATACAAAAAGAAAAAAGATTATTCAAAGGTTTTGAGGACTATAATCAGGTCACCAGACTTGTATTTGACTTGGAGACCACATCATTGGAGCCAAAGGACGGTCGTATCTTTATGATTGGAATAAAGACAAATAAAGGGTATCACAGGGTTATTGAATGTATAGACGTGTCTGAGGAGAAAAATGCAATCACAGAATTTTTTAAAGTTATTGATGAAATAAAACCAAGTATTATTGGTGGGTATAATTCTGCCAATTTCGATTGGCATTGGATATTCGAAAGATGTAAATTATTGGGTATTAATCCAAAAAATATCTGTAAGTCATTGAATCCCGCACATTCGTTTACAAGAAAAGAAAGTATGTTAAAACTTGCAAATGAGGTTGAGGAATACACTCAAACTTCGATTTGGGGTTATAACGTTATTGATATTATTCATGCCGTTCGTAGGGCTCAGGCGATAAATTCAAGTATCAAATCTGCCGGTCTTAAATATATTACAAAATATATTAAGGCGGAATCTGCTGACCGTGTGTATATCGAACATACCGATATTGGTAAAATGTATACCCAAAAGGAAGAGTATTGGTTAAATATTAATAATGGTAACTATAAAAAGGCAAGTGAGTATAGTGATTTGGATATCAAATATCCCGGTGTATATAAGAAAATTACGGGCGATAAACTTGTAGAAATGTATCTTGATGATGATTTGGATGAGACATTAAAGGTAGACCAAGAGTTTAATCAATCTTCATTTCTCCTTGCGTCCATGATTCCAACAACATATGAGAGAGTTTCAACTATGGGGACTGCAACTTTATGGAGAATGATTATGTTGGCGTGGTCGTATAAAAATAATTTGGCCGTTCCTGAAAAACAAAAGAAAAGAGATTTTGTTGGTGGACTTTCAAGATTATTAAAGGTTGGTTATTCAAAAGACGTATTAAAATTGGATTTTAGTTCTCTTTATCCATCAATTCAATTGGTTCATGATATTTTTCCCAAATGTGATGTAACAGGAGTAATGAAAGGATTTTTATCTTATTTTAGAGGAACAAGAATAAAGTATAAAAATTTGGCGGGTAAGTATAAAAATACCGATAAAAAATTATCACAGAAATACGACACATTACAATTACCAATTAAGATTTTTATAAATGCGTTTTTTGGTAGTTTGAGCGCACCCCACGTTTTTAATTGGGGTGACGTTGATTGTGGAGAACAAATTACGTGTACCGGTAGACAATATCTTCGTCAAATGGTTAAGTTTTTTATGAATAAAGGATATTCAGTTCTTGTTCTTGATACGGATGGTGTGAACTTTTCATTACCTGATGGGGGTGTTGATGATAGAATTTATATTGGTAAAGGTAATAATTGGTTGGTAGAAAAGGATAAAGAATATAGAGGGTATGATGCGGATGTTGCGGAGTTTAATGATATTTTCATGAAAAATGAGATGGGGTTAGATTGTGATGGTACTTGGGATAGTTGTATTAATTTATCAAGAAAAAACTATGCGGTTATGGAATCTAATGGTAAAATTAAACTTACCGGTAATTCAATTAAAAGTAAAAAACTCCCCCTATATATTGAGGACTTCTTGGATGTTGCGGTGAAACTTCTTCTTGAGGGTAAAGGAAAAGAGTTTGTTGAATATTATTATGAGTATCTACAAAAGATTTTTGACAAACAAATACCATTGATGAAAATCGCACAGAGAGCAAAAGTTAAACTCACAATGGAGGATTATAAAAAGAGGTCAACACAGAAAACAAAGGCGGGTGGAGCGATGTCAATGATGGCACATCTTGAATTAGCAATAAAAAATAAATTAAACGTTAATCTTGGTGATGTAATTTATTATGTTAATAATGGTACAAAGGCATCTCAAGGTGACGTTCAAAAAATAACCAAACCAACAAAAAAATTACAAGAAGAATATATGTTGGCTCACGGAAAACCGATACCTGAAGGATACGTTCAAATTAATTGTTATATGTTAGAACAAAGTGTATTAGAATCTAACCCAAATATGACCGGAGAATATAATGTCGCCAGAGCTATTACAACTTTTAATAAGAGAATTGAACCTTTGTTAGTTGTATTTAAACAAGAGGTGAGGGATGGTTTACTTGTTGATGAACCAAAAGACAGAGGAATATTTACAACCGAACAATGTGAACTTATAAGTGGTGTTCCTTTTGAAGAGGGAGACCAAGATAGATTAAAAGAGGATTTGTTAGATATGTCCGAGGATGAAATAAAGTTTTGGGAAAAAACTAATATTGACCCAAATTACATTTATGAATTGGCTGAAGAGGGGTGGGAAGAAAATCTATGATTGTTTTAACCCATCACTCGATAAAATAAACCAGTTTCCATTACAAAATCTAAATTCAATACACGCACCTTTATCGGCAACAATTTCGTCGTATTCTTCGTCAATTTTGCCGATATTTGGTTGTATTGTTACTTGAGTTAAACATTTAATAACGGTATGTTCCGTTGTATTTGAATCTAAAATAATTTTTGAATGTAGGACTCCTTTAACAATAATACATTCTTCGCCTGTTGTGGAATAATCTGTTTCGGTTACCATTGCGGTTTCTGATACGTTTACAATGTAACCATTTATTCTTTTCTGTACCGGTAGTGATTTTATAATTGCCATATTAAATTATATAACATATATTTGCCTTTGGAAAGCCCTAAATTTAAGTTGTTTGTTAAGATTTTCCGCAATCAATGCTTCTTTTTCCATTTGTTTTTCCGGTCTTAATCTTTCTAATCTTAATTTTAACTCTTCTTCTAGTTTTGTTTTTTCATCTTTACCTTCGGTCAAAAGACTTGTATAATCCATTTGTATTTCAGAGTCGGGCGTTTTTAAATTACCACTATATTTTCCTCTAACTCTACCTAACGTTTCTTTAACATATGCGGTAAACCATCTTCTAACCCATTGCTTAGCGGGTTCATTTAAATCGTTCCAACCAATGGCCTCCAATGGAACATCCGAGGGTAAACGTACGATGTCAGGATTTAATTTTAAACAATCATTTCTATCTCTACCATCAACCTCATAATACCAATACCAAACTTTTTTACCTGAATAAGAACTATAGTTCGACCAATTAAATCTACCACCAGGCGTATTCATTAAGTGGATTAATTTTTTACCATCAGGAAGTGCGGTAACTCTGTATGTTAAATTCGCACCAAATATTCTGCTAAGTATATTTGACTCCTGTGCCCTGACTAAGTAATCAAATCCGGACATCATAAAATATGAACCTTGTCCTCCAAATTGTGCGTATCCCGATTGATTCGCTCCAAGACCGGCACCATCAAATCCAAATCCAAAACCTCCCAACCCCATTTGTCCGAAAATTCCGTACGGTCTATCACTAAACCACAATAATTCATTAATTTCTCTACCTGCCGGTATTTCGTATGTTTGTTGATTTTCAACCAAATCAAAATAATCTTGTTTTAACGCCCAAGGCCCTACTTGTTGTAGTCCAACTATTTTTGAATATGCGAATTGGAATTGCTTCTCAAAATCAAATGTTCTAGTTATTAGAGCGTTTGCAACAGATTGTTTACTCATATCAAGATTAACTAAATTAGTCCAATTGGTTTCAATTAACCAATCCTGAATATATTGTTCGTAATCTTGGATTGATAATTCCATTAAGGAATCCATCATTTCATCTTCAATTTCGATACTTCTAATAGGTGCACCGAGAAGATGTTTAACTCTTGTATAAATTTTTGACCTTTCTGGTTCTTGGATTACTGACATATTTATAAATATTATGATTTCAAATAAAAATTTTTTTGTTAGTTCAAATCTTTACTTTATCTTTGTGTTATAAACGGTTTCAATAAGGTAATTCAAGGTTAGTGGTCTCCTGAATTGTTTTGAAACCAATATCTAAACCACATATTTTAATAGGGGAGTATTTTTTTACTCCCCTTTTTATATTTATATTTGTGAGTATAAAAAATGTAATTAAAAAATTATTGAAGGAGTGGATAAACCCTGAGTCAACCCCCTTCCAAACTGATGCATATTTTTCCCCAATTATTACTTGGTATATTTCTCCCCACGCCTATGACAGGATGTCGGATAAAAGAAATCTTTCAAATGTGGATGATAAGGAGATTGAAGATTTGTGCCAAAGAGCAACAACTAAAATGATAAAAATATTCTCGGATAAAAGAAATAATTTTAAACCAGGTCCCGGGTTCAAGTTTCAAATATTGGATAAACAAAATGAATACTTGACTTTAGGTTGTATTATCGAAAGACACGAAATTTTATCTGAGTTGGATATATCCATTTTAACAGTAATAAAATCAGGTTCAAGATTAAGATTGGGGGGTTATGTTGCAACTTATGAACCTAAATTATTTACAATAGAAGTTTAACTTTTATTTCTCAAATCGTTAATTCTTTGTAATATTTCTTCTGCGGAATCGGCCGAGTTTTGATTATCACCCATTACGGTTGCAATAACTTGTTTCTTTGCATTTATTATGTCGTATATAACACCTTCAACAGTATTCTCAAAAATGGGGTAATAAACTAATACATTATTTTTTTGTCCGTATCTATAACATCTATCTTCTGCCTGTGCATGGTCGGAGGGTAAAAAAGACAAATCATTCATAATAACCGCTTCACCCGATGTTAGGGTAATCCCAACACCGGCAGCTTTAATATTACCAACTAAAACTTTAACTTTTGGATTATTTTGAAATTCATCTACTGAGTGTTGTCTATTATCTTTTGACATTGAGCCATCAATCTTAACTGAGGATTTACCAAAATGTTCCACGATTCTATTTAATGAATCAGTAAAATTACAGAATATAACAACTTTCTTATCTTGTTCTAATATATTTTCTGCAAGTTCAATTGTCTGTCCTATTTTTTCATTTGCAATAACTTGTCTAACTTTTGTTAGTTTTGAAAATTGAACCGTAAGTGATTTTGATTCTTCGGGATTTTTATCGTACCAATCATAATACTCACCCATTATCTCCTCATATTCTCTTGATTTTAACCTTAAATACACTGGTGTGATAATCTTATCAGGCAAATCTAAAACGTCCTCCTTGAGTCTCCTAAGTATCGTACCTGACGTTCTATCTCTTAGTTCCTCAAGGTTTGTTGCACCCATAACATTCCAAACTTTTCTTGGTCCGGCTTTAAATTGAAATCCATTACAATATCTTATAACATAAGCCATCCAATTTTTGGCAACGGGAGAATCAACTAAACTTAATAAATTGTAATAATCAATTGGACGAGATGTCATTGGAGTACCGGTTAATAACCACAACCTATCAATATCTTTCACAATATCATTTATAAGTTTTGTTCTTTTGGCCTGAGCGTTCTTTATATAATGTGCCTCATCAACAATTACCAAATCAAAATTCGCTTTCATCATATCCGAGTTCTTCTTTTCTTTGGTACTATGAAAGTTTTTAATAATATCATAATTGATGATAACAAAATCATGTTCGGTTGAAAAACTTTTACTTTCGGCAATAAAGATACTTCTGTCAGTATAGTTCTCAATTTCTCTCTTCCAATTTATTTTAAGAGTTGCAGGGCAAACAATTAAAATCTTTTTCGCCCCCGATTCAAGTGCGGCAATAATTGTTGATGTTGTCTTACCTAAACCCATATCATCGGCGAGGATAAACTTTTTATTTTCAACTAATTTTTGGATTGATTCTTTTTGATGTGTAAGTGGTGGACGATGAGAATATTTTTCATAATCAATGACAACATCTTTAACGGTATTGTCTTTTATGATTGACGCCTTTGGTAACCAAAATTCGTGTAGTTCTTCTCTTTCAAACATCTTACCCCAAATGTGATATGCCTTTTCTTTTTCCGCCAATATCTTTTCAACATAAACTTTTTCGGGGGTTACGGGATATAATTTATCATCTGCAAATTTTTGTGCGAAATAATCATCAAGAACCGCCCACTTTCTTGCAACCTTTGGTTGTTTATTGTGATTATTAATTATGTACTCTGCTTGACTTCTTGTGGGGTAAAACTTTTTATTTATCTGTGATTTTCTTTTTAATTCTAAAATATAGTTATTACCACCTTCATAAGTTTCAAGAATAGTTATTGCTCTTGACTCTAAACTTGTTTCCATTTTTATGTAAAAATTATTTTAAATATAGTTATTGTTTATATATTTATCAATATGGAAAAATTAGTACCAATAACAAGATTAGGTAAATTTTTTGGTGGTGACGATTTCAATCTTGAGATTGATATGGGTCAAGAATGGCTTCATGGGGATATGAACTTCACGGTTATTTTATATAGGGTTGATAGAAATAAAACAAAAACCGATGATGTTTATGGTGAAACCGTTAAGGATGGGGTTAAATTTTTACCTCCTGTCGAACTAAATGGTTTAGTAAAAATAGTCGCTCCGGTTAACCAAAAATTAGGTACCTCAAAAATAAGACAAGAAGAACCGGGTAATATAACATTTTCAATTTATCAAAAAACTTTGGATGATTTGGGTGTCGATATTTTATTTGGTGATTATTTGGGGTATTATGAAACTGAAAATAAAGTTAGGTACTATAGCGTTTCCGATGATGGTAGGGTAGTTTCTGACCTAAAACACACATACGGTGGATATAAAAATTTTTATAGGACTGTAGTTGCAACTTTTGTAAATCAAAACGATTTTAACGGATTATGATAATTTTAATAAATGAAAACCAAAAAAAAATTTTGGAGGATTCTTTAATAGGACAAAGAGTAAAGGTATATTATAACCTACATAAACACACTTTTTCAGTACAAAAAAATAATATTGTTATATTACATGCCGATTATGTAAAGTTGAATAATGTTGAATTCAAGGTTAGACAACGTGGTATGGAGAAAGTTAGACAAGAAAAATCAAAAAACGTTCATGCGTTTGTTATTGGTAATTTAGTGGACTATTGTAAATACCCTTGTGATGAAATACCTGAGGAGCCGACCGGAAATATTGTGACTTATAATCCTTACAAGTTTGATAGTTTTGTTTATAGAGATACTGAACTACCTGTATATAATGCAACTGAGGTTGATTTGATTAATTCAAGAAATAAATTATTTGTTATTACCGAAATAAAAAAATAATGGCATATCCAAAACAAATAAAAAAAACATTACCATTGGTACCTGATAAAGAATTGTCGGAAAGAAGACAAGAACTTTCTCAATTCATAACAAGAAATGGTACATATCTACCTAAGTCCGTATTACACGCAGATTTAGATAGGGGAATGTTAGATTTTGTTAAAAATGATTTAAAAATAACATCAGAAGGTGAAATAATTCCAATGATTGATATAATCATTACAACTCAAAATTGGTCTCAGTTTACAGAAACTTGGAATTTTGTGGATAGTGATTTTAACGTTGAGCCACCATTCATAACTGTAGTTAGAAGTCCGGAAGTTAAATATGGGACAAACCCATCGTTACAATATACTATACCAAATAGAAAACAATTTTATTTTGCGGTTGTTCCAACTTGGAATGGAAACCAAAATGGTGCTGATGTATATACAATACCACAACCAGTTCCTGTGGATGTTAATTATAGCGTTAAAATTGTTTGTAATAGAATGAGAGAATTAAACCAATTTAACAAAATTATTTTACAAAAATTCTCTTCGAGACAGGCATATACATTTATTAAGGGTCAATATGTTCCAATCGTAATGACAAACGTGTCAGATGAGTCGGTTATAGAATTGGATAAAAGAAAATTTTATATTCAAAATTACGACTTTACAATGCTTGGATATTTGATTGATGAAGAAGAGTTTGAAGTTAAACCGGCAATATCTAGGGTATTACAAGTTATCGAAATAGATGAATCAAAACCAAAAAGAAAACCAAATAAAGTTGTTAAAGATGATGGTGTCTTTGAATTGTTTTTTGAAATCCCTATTTCGGACACATCGTATTCAAAAACCATGGAGTATACCGTAAATATGACGGTAGTTAAAACAAATAATGTTAGTACTTATGATGTTTATATAAACGGCGATTTTTACGGAACCGACATAACACAAATACCCTTAAACACAAATGATTACTTAGAATTTATTATAGTTAAAACTAATAATACAATTTCTTCATCTATAATGACAAATTGTAAGTTAGTTTAATTTTCACCATATATATCTTTCTTTACTACACATTTTTCTTTAATAAGTAATTCTAAAAATTTATAAATTTTAATTCCTGTAGAATCGCAATGTTTTTTTAACAATTCGTGAGATTCTTTAGAAATCTTAATATTTTTTATTTCTTTTTTATTTTTTTCCATAAAGATAAAAAAAGCAGAAAATTAGGCGCTCATTTATAAATACTTTTTAAAAAGTAAAGATTTTTCATTTTTAATGTAATATTTATCTATAAAATAAATCTCTTAGATAAAAATTAATTATGGCAACTACAACTACTACTCAAAAAGTTTTCGTGTCTCCGGGTGTATATACATCTGAAACGGATTTAACTTTTGTGGCTCAAAGTGTTGGTGTTACAACACTAGGACTTGTTGGTGAAACACTACGAGGTCCGGCATTTGAACCTATCTTCATAACTAACTATGATGAATTTACTGCAATGTTTGGCGGTACTGAACCAACAAAATTTGTTAACACACAAATACCTAAATATGAAGCAGCTTATATTGCTAAGGCATATTTACAACAATCAAACCAACTTTTCGTAACAAGAATTCTTGGTTTATCAGGATATGATGCGGGTCCTTCATGGAGTATCACCGTTGATGCAAACGTTGATGGAACAACAATTGGGTACGATAATCTTCCTGGCACATCGTTTAATGTTGGTTTTACAGGAACAACTGGAGGTACTTTTGGTTTTACTACAGGTAATTTACCTACTCAGGTTACATCAAATTATACCGCACAATATAGAACTACCAATGGTAGTGTGTCAACATACGAACAAGATTTTGCTTCGTATATTGGAGGTATTATTATAAATAATTCCCTTTCATCAACAACATCAGTTGTTTATGGGTCAGTTCCATCTCCGGACTACAAAACATATATTTCAGGTTTAACAAATATTCAAAATGCGTTTTCATCGTATAATGTTTATTTACCGAGTAATGATTTAACAGCCGCGGCAAATGACACATGGTATTATGCAACTTTTGACAATACAACCGGAAATGTGTATACAGGATATTCATATTTTTATGGTATCGATACTTTAACTGATAACGGAGGTGGTAATTACCAAGGTAACATAACTGGTTATAGTTACAATTTTACGGGTACATCTTTTGCAGACTATAACAATCTTGTTGTTGCAACATTACGTTCAAGAGGTATATCGGAATATAATAGCACACAACATGGCCCACAATATCAAGTTACAGGTACAAGTGATGTGAGTTTGGTTACAACGGGTTCATATTCTTCAACGCAATCAAATCCATTTTCAACATTCTTAATATCAGGTAAAACTTATGATAGTAATATATTTTCATTTGAAGTAAGTCTACAAGAGTCTGACAGTAAATACATTAGTAAAGTTTTAGGTGCGGATAACTTCGGTAAAAATAGAACTCAGGTTCCGTTGTTTGTTGAAGAAAATTATCCGGGTTTATTAAACTATCTTTATAATAAAGGTTATATAAAAGGTCTTAATTCTACATTAATTTCATTAGACAGTGCAAAAAGTTTATCAAACACATCTATCGCATGGAATTTAGAAAAATACACTAGTCCGTCAACACCATTTTTTGTTTCCGAATTAAGAGGTAGTGAAGTTTTTAATTTGTTTAGATTTATATCAATTTCAGATGGTACCGCGGCAAATACACAAATTAAAGTTTCAATTGCGGGAATATCATTTAATAACCAAAATTTTGACGTTTTAGTTAGAGATTTTTATGATACTGATACAAGTCCAGTTGTTATTGAAAAATTCACAAATTGTAATTTGGATATTAATTCAAATAATTTTATCGCCAAAAAAATTGGTTCTTCTGATGGAGAATTCCAATTAATATCAAAATATATTATGGTTGAAATGGCAGATGAATACCCAATTGATGCATTACCTTGTGGTTTCCGTGGATACAATCAAAGAGTTTACGCAACAACAAATAATATATCACCATTACCTTATTATAAAATAAAATATAATACTCCGGGTGAAACAGTTTATAACCCTCCTTTTGGTAATACATCGGGTGGAGATAACATTTCAACTTCAAATGGAGATAATATTAGAAGAACATATTTAGGTTTTTCAAGTAGATTAGGTAGTGACGATTCATTAGTTCAATATAAGGGTAAACAAAATCCAGTATCTAATTTTGATACTGCGGTTGAAGGTGATGAGTGGAGCTATAGAACTAGAGGATTCCATATGGATTCAGGTGCAACCGTTATTACAATTGCAAATTCATTCAACACAAGTGGTGAGACGGCTTTTGATTGTGGGATTGGGTCTTTTAGGTCTGAACCAACAACACAACAAAATCCATATTATTATATCTACGCTAGAAAATACACAGCATTTTTTGCTGGTGGTTTTGACGGATGGGACATCTATAGAGAATATAGAACAAATGAAGATAGATTTAAATTAGGAGGTACAGGTTATTTGGCAGGTGCTTCGGTTAGTACAAGATACCCAACCGCAACAGGTTATGGTATGTTTAAACAAATAACCGTTAATCAAAACACGGTTGATTGGGCTAACACAGATTATTATGCATATCTTTTAGGTATAGAAACATTCTCAAACCCTGAAGCAACAAATATTAATATTTTTGCTACGGGTGGAATTAATTTAATAGATTTTAACGGTCTTTCTGAAGATGCGATTAGTATGATTCAATACAGTAGAGCGGATTCAATTTATATCGCAACAATGCCGGATTTTGATATGTTTACACCGGATAGTACAAATACAGATAATAAAATATTACCACAAGAAGCGGTTGATATTTTAGAAGAAACTGGTATAGATTCAAACTACACTGCAACGTATTATCCATGGGTATTAACAAGAGATACTGTTAATAACACACAAATTTACTTACCGGCAACCGCTGAAGTGGTAAGAAACTTAGCATTAACCGATAACGTTTCATTCCCTTGGTTCGCATCTGCGGGTTATACAAGAGGTATTGTTAACTCTGTTAAGGCGAGAATTAAACTAACACAAGAAGATAGAGATACGTTATACATTGGTAGAATTAACCCAATCGCAACTTTCTCTGATGTGGGAACTGTTATTTGGGGTAATAAAACACTTCAAATTGCAGATTCAGCTCTTAATAGATTAAACGTTAGAAGATTGTTATTACAAGCACGTAAATTAATTTCTGCGGTTGCGGTTAGATTATTGTTCGAACAAAACGACCAAATAGTTAGACAACAATTCTTAGATAGTGTTAACCCAATACTTGACGGTATTAGAAGAGATAGAGGTCTTTATGATTTCCGTGTAACAGTTTCTTCTTCTCCTGAAGATTTGGATAGAAATACTTTAACCGGTAAAATTTATCTTAAACCAACAAGAGCATTAGAATTTATAAACATCGAATTCTTAATAACTCCAACGGGAGCGTCTTTTGAAAATATATAATTTATACTTACCTTTAACCCCCGGTTTTAAAAAACTGGGGGTTTTTTATTATCTAATATATTTATTGTTATGAAAAGATTATTCGAAGGGTTTAAAGATATTGATACTCCTGATATGAAATATTATGCGTTCGATTGGGATGATAATATTGTGTCGATGCCAACCAAAATTATTTTAAAAAATGAAGATGGTGATGAAGTTGGTATGGGAACTGAGGATTTTGCGGAATATAGAACTAAGATTGGTAAAGACCCCTTTAAATATAAGGGGGATGTTATTGTGAACTTTGCTGAAGACCCATTTAGAAATTTCGGTACTAAGGGTGACAAACAATTTTTAATTGATGCTATGAAAGCCAAAGAGGCTCCGGCGTTTAGTGATTTTAAAGAGGCAATAAATAACGGGTCTATTTTTTCAATAATCACCGCAAGAGGTCATTCACCAAAAACTTTAAGAACAGGAGTTTATAACTATATTACAACAGGGTTTGGAGGAATTGATAAAAAACAATTATTAAAAAATTTAAAAAAATTTAGAGATTTTACAGACCAAGAAGATATGTCCGATAAAGATTTGATTGAAAATTATTTGGACTTATGTAAGTTTTATCCTGTGTCATATCAAAACGAACAAGGAGCAAAAAATCCCGAGGAAGCAAAGGTTATGGCGATGGATGAATTTGTGAGTTATATTAAAGAATTATCTTCAGAATTAAATAAAAAGGCGTTTTTAAAGAAAGATATTGGAAACAAATTTTTACCTACGGAACCTTCAATTGGTTTTTCTGATGATGATATAAGAAATGTTGAAGTAATGAATAGGCATTTTAATAATAAAGCAGATAATATAGTTAAGACATATTCAACTTCAGGAGGAATTAAGAAACGAATGAATTAAATATTTATATTAATACTGGATACTGGAACTGGATAATATATAATAAATAAAAAAGAAAAAATAAAAGTAAATAGAAAAATTTTCATTTACCCACTATTTATAAAAATAAATAACAAAATTAAAAAAATACAACTATGGCTGATTTACTGATGAAAATGCCGATACCTTACGAACCAAAAAGACAAAACCGGTTTATATTAAGGTTTCCTTCAACTTTGGGAATTAATGAGTGGTTTGTGGAATCAACAGCACGTCCGCATATTACTATTAATGCAACTGAAATTCAGTTTTTAAATACTTCAACATATGTAGCCGGTAGATTTACTTGGCAGACAGTTCCTGTGACGTTTAGAGACCCAATTGGACCTTCTGCGGCACAAGCTCTTATGGAGTGGGTTCGTTTAACTGCTGAGTCTGTAACAGGTCGTATGGGTTACGCTGCGGGGTATAAGAAAGATATTGATTTGGAGATGCTTGACCCAACCGGAGTTGTGGTTGAAAAATGGATAATGTATGGTACATTCTTATCGGATGTTAACTTTAATACGTTATCATATAGTCAAGACGGATTGGCAACAATTGGTGCGACTTTGAGAATGGATAGATGTGTATTGGTTTACTAATATTTTAATGACTTAATAATAATCCATATTTTTATATTAAACATATAGAAGTATGGATTTTTTTATTAAAAATACTTTATAAGTAAACATATTTTACTACATTATTAGTAATAAATTTAAAATTATGGATACACAATCAAGAGATTACGGACAACAAAACTTAACACTTCCACATGATATAGTGCCATTACCATCTGGTGGGTTATTTTATAAAAATAAAAAACAATCGGTTAAGGTTGGTTATTTGACCGCCATGGATGAAAATATCATTATGGGTGGCGGAACGGACTTTGCAACAAATTTACTTAGGGCTAAACTTTATGAACCCGATTTTAAAGTTGACGATATGTTGGAGGGTGATGTTGAAGCGATTTTAATATTTTTAAGAAATACCGCCTTCGGTCACGATATAACAATATCTGCGGTTGACCCGTCAACAAAAAAAGAATTTTCTACGGAAGTTTCATTGGGTGAATTAAACATTAAGAAGGGACAGTCTCCGGATGAAGAAGGGATGTTTTTAATTACATTACCCGTTTCAAAAACAAATGTTAAAATAAAACCATTAACTTGGGGTGAATCGGCAAACTTAAATAAGGTTTTAGAAACATATCCTGCGGGAAGGGTTCCTCCAAAAATAACTTTAAGATTACAAAAAGAGATTGTTGAAGTAAATGGTGATAGAAGTATTGCAACCATAAGTCAATTTGTCGAACAAATGCCTATTGCAGATTCAAAATTTATTAGAAAATTTTTAAATGACAATGAACCAAGATTAGATTTAACCAGAATTATTATAGCCCCATCAGGAGAAAAACTAACTGTCAATGTTGGTTTTGGGGTTGACTTTTTTCGCCCTTTCTTCTAATTACAGAAAAATGCAACTTGACGAATTTTATTATTTAAGTTCGTTATTAAAAATAAGTTATAGTGATTTCGAAAAAATGCCCGTTTTTATGAGAAAATATCTTTTAGAAAAATGGGTCGAAAATAACCAAGAGGACTGAAAATTCAGTCCTTTTTATATTTATAAATAAAATTAATTATGGCAGATGATGAAAAATCAAAAGGTTTAGAAGAAAGTTTTAAAAAACTTAGTGATGAGTATATGCCTAACGTTTTAAAAGCGATGGGTGAATTACAAGGTGCTGCAAGAAATTTAAATAGTACCTTTGGTCAGGGTGGAGATAGGATTAATGAAATGCAAAAAGCTCTTGGGTATGCGAACGCTGCGGTGACTAAGCTAGGTGGGAATATGGACGACGCTGTTAGAACTATGCAAGACATTGCGTTAGGTACTCGAAGAAACGTATTGGCGGCACAAGAAGACGTTAGTAAATTATATGCTGCGTCGAAAGTTTTAGGTCCTTATTCTGATGTTAGACAACTTGTTTCTAGTTTAACAGATGTCGGAGTTCAATTCGCACAAGCCGGTGAAGAAATACAAAAATCAATGAATTATGTAAGAACATTAGGTCTTAATACGCAACAAATTATGAGTGATGTCACCAATAACATGGCTATGATGAATAAATTTAATTTCTCAAACGGTGTTGAGGGATTAACAAAAATGGCTGCTCAAGCTTCAATTTTTAGGTTTGATATGAGTGATACATTTACACTTATGAATAAAGCTCTTGACCCAGAAGGGGCTATAGAGTTATCATCTGCATTCCAAAGAATGGGTGTTACTGCTGGAGACCTAACTGACCCATTTCAGTTGATGTATAAGTCGCTTAACGACCCCGAAGGACTACAAAAGAGTTTAGGTCAAATGACCGAAAAATTTAGTTATTTTGATGATAAGACAAAAACATTCAAAATAAGTCCTGAAGGAATGTTGCAAATGAGGGAATTGGCGAAACAAACTGGTATAAGTTATGAGTCATTATCTAAATCCGCATTGGCATCGGCTAACTTAAGTGCCGCTTTAAAACAAATAAATCCGTCAATTAATTTCAAAAGCGAGGAAGACAAACAATTATTATCAAACATTGCACGGATGGGTAAAAGTGGTGAATATGAAGTTAGTGTTACGAATGAGAAAGGAGATATAGAAAAGAAAAAATTATCAGATTTAAGCCAACAACAAATGGATAAATTAATTAAAGAACAAAAAGAAGGTCCAAAAACTTTAGAAGATTATGCTAGAGGTCAAATGAAAACCATGGATATAGTTCAGGCTGATTTACATTATATAAGAGTTAATTTAGAGAGTGGGGCTGCGACTGCAAAACAAATAATGGAAACTGAAAAGTTAATAAGAGATGTGACAACTTCATCAACAGATATAATTGCAAAGGCATTTCCAACCCAAGATGGCGTAAGAAAAGAGACTGAAACTGCAGTATCAACTATGTTAGGGGCAATTAAAGAATTGACATCGGGTAATGTGGATTCAAAACGAGTTGCTGAATTGGGTGATTTATTTAATAGTCAAATGAAAAACCTTGAAGGTCAAGGACTTGAAAAGATAAAAGAAACGATGATAAAACTAAAAGAGAATGTTATAGATAAAGGTAGTGCATACAAGTCAAAAATATTAGAACCATCAAAATCAACAGGTAAAGTTGAATCTACAAAAACAAGAGACAATAAGGTATCTGTCGAACAAAATACTAATGTTTCCGGCGAAATAAAATTCAAAGTAGAGGCCGGAAATGCTAACACGACACAGATAGAGGCTTATTTAAATACACCGGATTTCAAACGAGCGGTTTATAATGCATTAACAAACATGGACGCTAATGCGGTTACCAATCTTAAAAAGAGTTTAAAAATTAGTTAAAAAAAACAACTTAATCTATTTATTATAAAACACGTTAATGGCAAATAGTCCTTTAGATTTCCCTTCATCACAAACCTTTAGAAATAGGTTGATAGTTAGAAATTTGGCACCATACCCAAAGTCGCCAAGAAGGGTTAATCCGCCAACAACTTATGAAATTATACAATCTGACTTACCGGTTATTGACAGTCCGGACGAGTTAATAGACCAACCAACCTTTGCAAACACATTATACCCATTAAACCAATATGGAGCAAATAATGGATACGAACAAGTTAGAGACCCAAATACATTACAAAACACAAATTCAAATGAAGGAGAATATGGTTTTGATGACGTTCAGTTATTACAATCAGGTATAAACGAAGCTCCTGAATGGAAAAGATTAAACCCATATGGTGACGGAACAAATGTAATTGATTCTGCTGAGGATATTGCAAGTCTTGATATTTTTACAATAACAAGACAAAACCAATCAAACGCCCAACCATATCCAACAACTTTCGTTTCTTCGTTTTATGCTCCCGCATCTATATTATTAGGTGCAAATCCTAGAGGTAGTAATGGAAGTTTATCACAAGATTCGTTTCTTGCTAAATTAGGTGCGAATGTGTTAAGAAAAGAATTTCAAGATAGAATTGCTCGAGAAATTAAAAAGAAAACAATTGGTAGGGCAAACATTTTTAATGCAAATAGTGGTACTGATGTGTTAGGTTTAGTTACCGGGACAATACCATTAATTGAACCAAATTATCAAATTACCGCACCATTAAACCCAATTGTTGCAGCATCTGATTTGGCACTTAGACTTGCCGGAAGTATAGTACCAATTTCAACAATACCCGGTTCATATTTTGACCCATCAATTAATCCGGGTCAACCAACTACAATACAACAATTACAGAACGCATATAATAAAACAATAGGTCAAACTGTGTTAGGACAAATATTAGGTGCTCCTAAATCAGGTTCCCAATTGTTTTTAAACAATACAGGGGCGGGTCAAAAAGCAAGATTATTTAAAAATTTAGATTTTAATAAATTTAAACCTAATTACGAAAGAAATTTCTTAGATAGAGTTTCAGGTGCAATTACGGGTGGTAGGTCTGACAATAGTGATTTTTATATAGGGTCAACAAACTCGGAACCGTCAAGAGCGATGTCACCAAGTGGTTCGTTACCGGTTGACGAGTTTGGTAGAGAGGTACAGGCACCCGTTTACGGACCTACAGAATTGGCGAAGTTATATGAAGGTGAGGTAAGTAAAAATATTAAATTAGGTGCGAACGGGCCGATATATAGTGATGGAGGAGGTATTGAAGGAGGGTTTACATGGGTATCACCGAAGTATAAGGGCAATGCGGGTAAGTATGTTGGGCCGGGAGGTGATGTTATTAGAGAAAACGCGGATTTTAAAAGTGCCTCATTTGGACCTACGGAATCGACAAAATTAGAATTTAAACCTGGGTCAATACTTGATGAAACACAAAGACTTGTAAATAGTCAACCTGACGGCTCAAAAAGATATCAACATGTTGGAAACGCTATAGACCAAGTTAGTAAGATTTTTCATGATGGATATAGAGAAATGACTAAAGGTTCAAAAGTTTTGACGTATGTTGGTGATATAGGACAAGAAAAGGGTTCGGAGTATTGTAGAGTTTTTACAAAAGACACTCCGTATCTTCAATATAATGATTTACAAAAAACTGATGGAATTACAACTGAGGGTAGAAGATTCGCATATTCCGTTTTAGATAAAACATATAATCTTAATATCGCACCAAACAAAAGGGAGGGAGGTCAAGATTCAACTAATTTGGTAACCGGTAATGACGGTCAATACGCTAAAAAGTATATGTTTTCACTTGAAAATTTGGCGTGGAGAACATCAAATAGACCGGGATATACGGTGTCTGATTTACCAATATGTGAGAGAGGACCTAATGGGGGTAGAGTTATGTGGTTTCCGCCATATGAATTAAAATTTACTGAGGGGTCTACGGCGAACTGGAAATCGACAGATTTTTTAGGTAGACCTGAACCGGTGTATACGTATAATAATACAAGTAGAACAGGTTCATTATCTTGGAAAATTATTGTCGACCATCCGTCATCATTGAACGTTGTTGTTAATAAAGTATTAGCAAATGAGAATAATAAAGAAAGAATTGATTCGATATTAGAATCTTTTTTTGCGGGATGTAGAAAATATGATTTATATGATTTGGCTAAAAAATATTACAATGTTAATCCAAATGATATTTTAGAAATTCAAAAAGAAATACAAACAAGACAAGTTCCGGTTGAAAGGATTAAATATACCAAACAACAAGTAACAACAAATATTGATGCGGTCGCGGAAAAAACAGAACCGGGAATACCCGATTCAATACCTACCTTATCGGACTACAAAAACATTGGTGGGTATTTTGAGAACGATATACCAAAACCAAATCAAGACGCATTAAACTTTAAATCTACATATACAACATATACAACCCCTGCAAACATAAATACATATGCGACTAAATGTGCGGATACAAGAACGTTTTTTTCTACGGTAGTAACACCAAATTATAATAAATTAGACCAATTGGCAATTAAAATTGGTGAACTACTTACAAAATATCCGGGAGCTCAAAATACAATAACGATAAAAATAGATGGAAGTGCTTCAGCGCCTGCAACACAATCGTATAATAAAAAATTGTCGGTGAGAAGGATAAATTCACTAAAACAATTTTTTATAGACCATGAAAGAACTAAAACTTTTTATAATGAAAAAAGGTTATTATTTATAATTGGGAATGCGCTTGGAGAGACAGGGTCACCACAAGCGTTTGATGGTAATGGAAATCAAATTACCATAAACGCTCAAAACTGTAGTGATGAAAAAGGAGACACCTCAGTACCACAAAAAGATGTTTTTACTATAAGAGCAATGGCTTGTAGAAGAGCGGTTATAAGTGATATAACGGTTAATATAACACCTAACCCAGTTCCTGATGTAGTAACACAGGCCGGAGTCCCGGCGTCGTCATTTACAACCGAAGTCGACGTACCAAAAACAGAAGTTGATTCAGTTACGGTAACTGATGAAATAGAAAGGACAGTTATTAGAGATAATGTTTCAAAAAGAATTTTGAGAAGTTTATTATCTGAGTGTGATTATTTTGAAGTGGTTAAGGAACAAACGCCAATGGTGTATGATAATTTAAGAGAAAAACTTAAATTTTTCAACCCCGCGTTCCACTCAATGACACCCGAAGGTTTAAATTCTCGTTTAACATTTTTACAACAATGTTTAAGACCCGGAGATACAATACCTGTGATTCAAGAAGGGGGTAAGTTGGAATATAATAATGCGAGTAATACCGCATTTGGTGCTCCACCGGTTTTAATTTTAAGGGTTGGGGATTTTTATCACACTAAAATAATACCTGATAATTTGCAATTAACATATGAAGGGTTAGATATAAATCCGGAAGGGATTGGAGTTCAACCAATGATTGCTAACGTAACACTTAGTTTCAAATTTATTGGAGGACAAGGTTTGGCAGGGGCGGTTGATAAGATACAGAACGCATTAAGTTTTAACTATTATGCGAATACCGAGATTTACGATGATAGGGCTGATGTTACGGATACAAGTTATCAAGTCATAGATAAGGACTTGTTAGATTACTTTAACATTACTGTACCACCACCAAATATAAAACTTGGGGCGACACCACAAACATCTACAAACAATCAAACCATAGGTACAGTATTGTCGGCAACAACAACTGAAAGTGGGGAAACGGGAACTATTGAGTATAGATTATATATGAACGGTTTTATACAATCGGCTCAAGATTATTTTACTTCGGTTTTAAATAAAAATAAAGAAATTTTGGCACAATACAATAACGCGGTTAGGGAGGTTTGGAGTTCAAATAGGATTTATCAAGAAGGAAGGTTGGCGTATAACACATCAAAAGATGTTAATTTGTTTGGTAAACCTAAAGATTTGGAAAAAACGATAGAAAGTATTTTTTCTGAATATGTTAAAAATATTACAAATGATGAGGCAGGGTTAATAAAATTTATTAAAGGAACTCCGGATAATAGAAAAGATTTTTCTGACAAAGTTATTAGAGCATTAAAAGAGAGTTATAAAAAGGTTATTAATGAGTTAAAAGTAAACTTCCAAAGTTCTTTAAATGTTATGACACAATCTTTGGTTTCCGTGGAACAACAATTAATAAACAATTGTGCCAAGAACAATGTTGTTTTGTTGGGTCAAACAAATATATCTGGTACAGATGGATTCCAAGAATCAAATGGGTTTGTTAAAATTTATGTGACGACTCCAACAACAAAAGTTAGTGATAGTAAGTATACGGATACTTATAAAGAACTTGAAGGCGATACAAATATAATTGTAGGTAATATAATTGATTTTAACAATTTAATTGAAGCTGAAACAAGTTTTACTGAAAGTAAAAAACCAGGAGTATTAGTTTATGGAGAAAAATTAATAACTGAAGGAATTTTTAATTATTATTCGGAAGATACTAAGTTTAGCGATAAAGTCTTCCAAAGAGAATATTTCATAATTTCTCAAGAAATTATTGATAAAACAAAATACGCGTCTTTTAAACAAAAAATAATTGGAAATATATTAACTAACAAAGATTTATTTGGTAACGGTCAAATGGATTTAGAAAATCAATTTGATGGTTATTTTAATTCAGTTAGACCTATCTTTGAAAAAGAAAATAAAGTTACTTCGGCTTTTTTAAATACTATGGAAACAACCGTGTTGAAAAATTATATAACATATTCTCCATTTCAATCTGCAAAATTAAAAGGTTATGAATTCACATTCACAACAGAACAACAAGGTGCTGAAGTTGGATTTAAGGAGGCGAGAGAAAAATTAATTAAATCACTTGGGGTGATTGATAATGAATATAAAACAACCAACACATGGGCTGATTTAGCAACAGTTGGGTCTGTGAGTACGGTTGTTTGTAAAGTAAAACTTAACTAATGCCATTACAATATTACAATAGATATACGGATTTTTTAATTAATGGTCGTCAAACCGTTGTACCTTATGTTATTATACCACAAAAAACGACAGATAAAACATATGTCTACAAACTAGGTAAAAGTAGGTTAGATAAGATATCTCAAGAATATTATGGGTCACCATTTTTTGGGTGGTTAATACAACAAGCAAATCCGCAATATGGTGGGTTAGAAAATGGAATACCGGATGGTACGATATTAGTTGTCCCCTTCCCATTATTGGCATCATTGCAAGACTACAAAGGGTCGTTAGAAAATCATTTTTATTACTATGGTAGATAAAAAAATTCGATTTAAAATAAAAAAATAATTTATGGCAGGTGATTCAATAAAAGGAGACCAAAGTGGTAATATTTTAGTAGATTTCGATTATAACAATATTATACTTGTTGACCCTAATAAAATTAAAGACAGTAAAGGTAAAATATCTGAGAGATTGGTAGACCATGAAAATATGGTTATGTATGCTAATTTGGAAGCGGAATTGTTACCAAGAACTAAACTTAACGTTGGGTCGTCTCCGGATAAAATAAGAACAATATCTATTGCCAAACTTAATTTTTTAAAACCAAATAATGGGCGTGAATTTACAACACAATATTACGATGAACTAACCGGAAAGGGGACAACCCAAGGTAACGGTTCTAATCAAATTAATTCCACATATATACCCCCATCTAATGGGGAGAGAGGATATAATAGATTAGATGTGTCAAGTGACGGAGGTCAAGGGTCGATAGATAATGGACTATTAGGAATAACCAGTATTAATGTTAAAATTTCGGGTTCGTTCATACCTACAGTAACAATGTCATTGGAGGACGTTCAAGGAAGGGCGTTGTTTCAATTAGGGGAAAATTCACCATACTCAGCATTTTTTCACCTACCGTATCCACCATTTTATTTAACTTTAAAAGGTTATTTCGGGCAGGCCGTTAGATATCAGTTAAACCTAACAAAGTTTAATGCGAATTTTAACAGTATGGGGGGGAATTATCGAATAGATTTAGAATTTCAGGGATACAAATATAATATACTAAATGAGATTACCATGGGTTTTGTTATGGGAACACCCCATATGTATTCGTCAAGGTTTGACATATCAAACTCAACATCTACCGCAACCCCATCAAGTTCTTTAAAGGCTCAGGCATCTCAGCAAAGTGAGATATCACAAAATAGTAGTAATAGTAAGCAAACGGTTGTAAAACAAATGTTCGTTGAAAAAGGTTATCAAAAAATATTGGAAGTTTATAATGAATACAAGGTAAAGGGATTGATTGACAAAAATGTTCCCGAACTAACTATTCAACAATTAATGGATAAACTTCAAAAATTTGAAGATACAATAATGGATAATTTTAAAAAGGCGGATGTGCAACCTTTAACTGATATTCGAAATTATCAAGAAAAATTAAAAAATATTTATGGGATTGTTTATTCCGACCCCAATTCGTTTTTTTCTCAATATGTGAACCCAAAACCATTTATTGGTATTGATGGAACATATTATTATGCATATAAAGACGAGATTAAGGATGAAGATGAGGTTAAAGTATTTTCTAAAGTTACCGGGGATATAAGCAATTATAATAAAGTTTTAGATGAAAACCCAACGTTGGGTAAGAATGGTTCTAACCCAATTACGAATAAAATAACCGCATCTTGTTTGACGGCAACAACAACTCCGGATAAAATAGATTGGGAAAGAACCACAACCGAACAAGATGGTATTGTATCCCCAACGGTTTTTCAAGTCGAACAATTAATCTCAAGGTATAAGAATTTATTTAAACCAAAGGTTGTTGGAAGTGTTGGGGATGTTGCAAAAAGTATTTTTAGTCAATCAGCACCGGGAGAAAAATATACTACAGCGGTTAATAAGGGACCATCAATAGTAATTGAAAAACCGTATTTTTTTGTGATTGACGGTAAAGACAGATTTAAGCAAATTGTTAATGAGATGAATGCAACTGCTAATAAAATATTGTCTGAATATGAAACTAAAATAACGAAAGAATTAAGGGATAAAATTGAAGATAAAAAAACCGGATTAGGGTTTACACCTACGGTTAGAAATATTATTGCAATTATTATGGCGTCGGCGGAAGGTTTTATAAGACTTTTAGATGACGTGCATACGAAGGCTTGGAATGTCAGGTTAGACCCGGTTAGAAAATCTGCGATATTAAATAATACAAGTTCTGTGCCGAGCGTAGAAACAAAAAATGTAGTTCAAACAACTACAGAAAACTCTTCGAATTCTGGGTTATCTCAAATTCCGGTATTCCCTTGGCCGCAATATTTTGTGGAATCTCTTGACGAAAAAAATAAATATCAAATAAAATATCCGGGAGACCCATCTGAGATTAATAGGACTCAGGCTTATAACTATGACAAATGGCCCGAGGTTGAATTTGTTGAAGAGTTGATAAACGGTATTACAAAAACAAATCAAGCACCTTCAACACCAACCCCAAGTGATGTTGCAGAATTTACCCCATTACTTAATATTAATGCGATAGAGTTTCCGCAAAGTGATGTTATATATGCAAACAAACAAGAAATTAAATATTTTTATGAAATTTGGGAAAGACAATTTTTAACTTCTAGATATGAAAACTATGCTAGAATTACAGAAAAATCAGGTTCCGAGTTTGAAAATTTAATACAATTAATTAGTGATGTTGAATCTTCGAATATCTTAGATACCTTGGGTGTTAGCAATCCATCATTGAATATGAAGTTAAAAGAGTATGCGTTTAAGGCTGAAGATTATATTGAATCCCTTAAATCATTTTCAAGAGACGGGCATAGTGATTCGTGGAAAAATTTTATAAAAGATATATTTGTAACTCCGTATATTAAAAGTATGACGGACCAACCAAACAAACTTTTAACCACTGAAAATTTGGGTAAACAAACAACCTCAAAGGTTGATAGGTCTAAGTTAGATATTATCGTTAAATCTACATATACAAATAAACCAATAGTTTTAGATACGGTACCGTTTACAAATGAAGATTGGGTTAGTAAAAATGTTGTAGATGTACCAAATCAAAATTCTCTTTATAACACAACAAAAACTCTTTTAATAAACGAACAAACTAATATAATATCCGACTTTAACGATATTAATAATTACACAACAAATAGACCGGTTACTAATTTTTCGTATATGGAAGTTTCAAATCCATTGGCGATTGCAAATGCGTATTCACCACAGAGTTTAACCAGTTTTATTAAAGATTTTTACTATAAAAGAACACCATCACAATTTGTGCCTAGTGAAGGGTTTTGTTATTTTACAACCCCTAAAAACCAAAACGCAACAAACTTTGGGGCTCTGACACAAAATTTACCAATAAGGACAACAACATCAATGTTGAATACTCCGTTTTTTATAAATTCAATTGTTGAAGGTGTTGCCGCAGAAAAATCAGGTCTTGATTACCCATATTTGGAATCGTCGTATTTGTTTATAAATTCATTACCATTAATATCGTTAAGGGAGAGGTTAAAGACTAAGGGAACAAGTCTTAGTGATTTGGATTATATGTTTGCAAATCTTAAAAAGTTTGCGTCTATACATAAGTTACCGTATGCTTGGATATTAAAAATCGGCTCTCTATGGTATAGATATAAGAATTTTATACAGACCGGTAATGATATACTTTCAAGTACTATATGGGCTGACACTGACTACAAAAAAAACTTTGACCCCGTATCAAGTAATCCTCAAAAAAAATATATATTAACGGTTAACGGAAAAACCGGAACAACCATTCAACTTGAAGCGGTTACAACAAATGCAACCACAATTCAAACAGGGTTTTTCCCCAAATTAATAGATGAGTTTAATTATTTTTATAGGGGTTATAATCTTTATAAAACATTTAGCGACCAAGAAATACAAGAATCTATAAATGGTGGGTTAAAGTTATTTAATTTCACAAAATCAAATTTAAATCTAACTCAATTAGTTCCTCCATCAATAATTCCTACCACTTTGAATTTATTTACTTGGAGTGTGTTATTACCAGGTGATAACAAATACTATACATTACCATCATGGGGAGGAGACCAAAATCAAATTATTGATTCGATGGTTGAAAATAATGGATTAGTTGCGGGTGCTTCGTTAATTGGAAATCCATCAGTTTATAATGGGTCAACAAGATTATTATGGAATGCGCCTAACTATGGTTACTTTGATAAGTCGCAAATTAAAAAACCAAACTACACTGATTATTTAAATAAAATTGATGGTAGTAGTGGTAATTTAAGTCCATTTGCGTTATTGAATAAAGATGAGTATAGTAAGATAGAAGATATTTTTTCGGTTTTTGATAAAAGTATGTTAGATACGTTTGAGACAGAGTTTTTGAATTTTTCTAAGTCGGCAAAAAACGCTCAGACTCTTGGAAAATCACAATCAATATTATTTAAAGACCCCGCAAATGCGTCAATAACGTTTACGAATTTCCAACTTCTTTTTAGAAATTTAATGACTTTGAGAACTAAAAACAATAAAGAGTCTGAGGAACAATATTTTACAAATTCTATTACGGAGCAGTTTACAACATATAATAATATTATTGAAGATTTTTTAAATTATGACGTAATATTGAAACTTGGTAATCCATCAAATTATGATAGGTTTATTTTTGATTCTGTGTTGTTACATCTTTCAGGAACTCCGTCTAGTTTTGTAACATATTTGGAAACACCAGAAATATTTAAACCATATTTGGCCGGTACTTTACCAAGTGTAAATGGTGGTGTTACATTAAGAGCATCACAAGCATTAAGTGTCGCCAATAATCAGGCGTGGAATGAGTTATATTTAAGTGTTGGATTTTCAACTATTAATGAGTTGGTGTATAAAGATAGCGGTTCATATATTACAGATTTTTTTATTGATAATAACATAGAATTTACCGCGGACAATGTTAAAAAATTGGCATCAATTATTAAAATTTATGCAACACAAAAATTAGTGGATTCCAAAATGAATTCTTCTAAATTTTTTAAACTATTAAATGATTATTTTAAAAGTTGTAATAAATTACAAAATGATTCCTTAAATAGAGTATTAACAAAAATAAGAAAAACTTTACCGAACTACTCTGAAGCTCCCGAAAAGACGATAAATTCTTCAGTATCTGGTAATCAACCAAAAGTTGATATATGGGAAAATCTAAAGGCATTAAATGACAAGTGGATTGCAGGTGGTGATTTTACAAGTAAAACTTTTTTGGAAGATATTTTAATGCTAGATAAAGCGAGTAGAAATGTTGGGGATACATTATATATTGATATTTTTTCATTAAGAGATTTTTTATCTGAAAAAAGTAATATTGGTGCAATGTCGGTATATTCGTGTATTGCGAATATACTAATTTTTAATAAGTTTACAATAATGAATCTACCCTCATATGTTAATTTTTATAATAAACAAGATGTGGATGGAACCGACCAAGTTAAGTTAGAGTCAACTTCAAAATTTGCGGATAATATGTGGGGTACTTTTTTAGGTGTTGATTATAGAGAATCAGGACCAAAACTTGTTTGTTTTTTTACAGGAACACCATCTAGGTATTTAGATTTAGATGAATCTAAAAATTTCTTATTTAGAAGTGATGGGATACAATTAGATAAAAGTAATCCATTAAATGAGAGTCAAGAAGGAAAAAAAGATTATGCGTTATCTAATAGGTGTGTAGGTTTTAATGTTGACATTGGAATAAGAAATCAAAATGTGTTTCACTCCTTCAATGTTTCACAAGCGGCCGGTAAAGGGACATCAGAGTCAATATCTACGTTATACAATATGATGCAGCAGGCGGGCGGTAGAAATACTTCAACCCAAAATGTTAGTTTATATAATTATTACTCTCAAAGAAGTTATGGGTGTGAAGTTGTTGGTTTTGGAAATGCGATGATACAACCGACAATGTATTTTAATTTAAAACACGTTCCAATGTTTAATGGGCCGTATTTTATTACAGATGTGAGTCATGTTATAACTCCGGGAACCTTCCAAACATCTTTTAACGGAACAAGACAAGGGGTTTATGATTTACCGTCAATCGATACGTACTTGCAAAGTATTAATCAAAATCTTTTAACTAAATTAGAACAATTGGTTAAAAATAGTAATGAAGAAACTCAAACATCAAATTCTTCCGGATTACAAAATAATGCGGGACAAACAATCCAATCTTCAAGTAATGCTCCGGACACTGAAAATAGTTGTAAACCGGACACGTCATATACAACATATGTGGTTACCGCATCTACTGCTAATAGTATTAATCAAAATAATTTAACACAGGCAATAAAGAGAGCTGGTGTTAGTAATGAGTTAGGTGCTGCAATCTTTATATTATGTTACTTGAGAACATATAAAGAAAATGTGTTTAATGGTTATAACAATAACTATTCAATGGTAACCCTTGACAAAAAATATCAAACCACATTAGATTCCAATCCGGGATTTGTTAATAAAACTTATTGTTGTATATCAAGCAAGGCAATATCTACAACCAAGTCAATTGCAATTATTAATTTTAAAACTTTAGATTTGTTTGTTGGTTTTATGAAATCAATTTTACAACCCAAAATTAATCAAATTAAGGACATGGGTATCTATAAATTTTATTATTGTAGTGAATGGCAGGACAATTTTATTACAGTTGAAAATTTCAATGCGGGTAAAGATACTACGTATAAAAAAACACTTGATGATATTAATTCGGCATTATCACTTATTAAAGACCCATTGACTGGATTTGATTTAGGAAGTGAAACGGATATTAAAAAATTTGTTTATGGTAAGAGTTATACTCCCACTCCAACACCTACACCGTCACAAGTTGTAAATCCTACACCACAAAATGTTGTAAGTACACTAACAATAGAAAGAATAAAGGCGGGTAATAACGACACTAAAATAACATTTAAAGTTGCTAGTAATGTTGGAAAGTGGAAAATATCTGATATAAAATTCAATTTACCATCTAACTCGCCTGTAGGTATTCGGGATGGCTCAACAGGAAGTAGAGTAACTGACGAACAGTGGTATGTTAATCCATATGGATTGGTGGTTCAATTAAATCCAACAAATCGTTTATTGTCCGGAAGTTATAATTTTTCATTCCAAGTAACCGTTATACCAATAACAAGTAATGGAGACCCCGATACTACAAGGTCGACAAAATATGAAATAATTACAAGTAACGTTGTAATTCCATAAAACTTTGATATTTATAAATAAAACATATAATATGGACTTAACATCAAAATTAAACAACTATCTTGGAAAACAGGGACAATACTCAGAACAATCTATGGGTAATGGAACAAAAGAAGTTTGTGATTTAGAAACAGGAGATTGTTACGTTGTTAGAGAAAAAGACGGACTTATTGAAAGAGCCGGACATCAAACAACTGTAAATAGACAAGTAAAAGTAGAAACCGTAAGAGGTATAAAACAATTATTAAACGATTAATTAAAATGGCAATTGATAAGAAGATTCTTAGAGAAATAGAAAGATATAGAAGTATTAATAAATATATTATGGAGCAAGATGCTCCTCCGCCACCTCCTCCACCTGCGGAAGGGGATGCGGGTGCACCACCACCTTCACCTGAACCGGGAGGAGATGCGGGAGCACCACCACCTGCGGGAGGTGCCGATGCGGAGGCACAACCAATTGACGTTTCTGCGGATGATGAAGTTGAAAAAATTGATAATAAGGGAAAATCCGAAGAAGGGGAGGATGATACTGAAGAGTTAGAGATAACTGATTTAGTTACATCACAGGAAAATATTGAAAAAAAGCAAGAAGAATATTTTAATAATTTATTTTCACAATTATCTAACTTGGAATCCAAGTTGGTTGATATGGACCAAATTGTTGCCAAACTTAATAGTTTGGAGAACAAGATTGAGAAGTATAGAGAAAAAACACCACAAGAGAAATTGGAATTAAGGAGTTATGATTCATATCCTTTTAATCAAAAGTTATCTGATTTTTTTACAGATAAACAAGCTGATATGGAAAAAACAGGAAAAAATGAATATGTTTTAACTACTGATGATATAACAGATATTTCAGACGGTGAGATTAAAAATACTTTTTCACCAAACGATGAAGACGAAACTACGATGTAATTATTAAATTTTTAAAAATATATATTTGGATATCACAAATCGTGATATCCATTTTTATTTATTTGACATAAGCAAAAACTATTACTATACTTGTAATATAAATAAACAATTAAAATTAAACAACTATGATGAGTGCACTCGACGCCGTATTGGCACAGTATGAAAAAAATCAAAGTTCTGGCGGAGCCCAAAACAAGATGTCGCAAGACGAAAGAATGAAAAAGTATTTTGCTTTGTTATTAGGAGACAAAGAAAAATCAGGACAAAGAAGAATTAGAATCCTACCAACACCCGATGGTTCTTCACCATTTAAAGAGGCTTGGTACCATGAAATCCAAGTTGGAGGTCAATGGCAAAAATTCTTTGACCCGGGAAAGAATGACAACGAACGTTCACCACTAAATGAGGTTTACGAAGAATTAAATTCTACGGGTAAAGAATCTGATAAAGAATTAGCAAAACAATACAAATCTCGTAAATTCTACATTGTTAAAGTTATTGACAGAGACAAAGAAGAAGACGGACCAAAGTTTTGGAGATTCAAACACAACTATAAGAATGATGGTATTCTTGATAAAATCATTCCTATTTGGAAGAACAAGGGTGATGTAACAGATGCTGAAAAGGGTCGTGATTTGATTATTGAATTAACAAAATCAAAGACAGGTAAAGGTAAAGAGTATACTTCGGTATCTACCATTATGTATGACGACGTTCAACCACTTTCGGAGGATAAAGACCAAATGAAAGAGTGGATGAGTGATGAGTTAACTTGGAGAGATGTCTATTCTAAAAAACCTGTTGAGTATTTGGAGGCAATCGCACAAGGAAAAACACCGAAATGGGATAATGACAAAGGTGGTTATGTGTATGGAGATAGTGAAGAATCTACTACAACTATTGGTGGTGGTTCAAAATCTAAATCTTATGTTGACCCTCAAATGGATTCTGAGGTTGACACAGAGTTACCATTCTAATTAAACTTAAACTTTAAGGGTGGGGATAAAACCTCACCCTTTTTTAATCGTTAAATTTATGACTTACAAATTAAAAACAGAACCCGAGATTGTTTACTATATGGAAACGAAAGAGTGTACCATAGAGGATGAAAATGGGGTTCAACACGAAATAAGGATTAGCGAACATAGTAAAGGAGGTGACTTTTTTATACTTGAAGAAGGTATATGGAAAGAAATAATAGATAAAGAATTAATGACTTGGATTGTTGAAGATTTACCTAACGAAGAAATACAATAATGAAAAAACTAATAATACACCATCAAGTTAACTATAATAATTATAAAATTAGATATTTTAATATATTTTTTAATAATTTAATTAGATATATTTCATATAAAAACGAAGTTATTATTAACGGATATTCAAAAAATTCTCATAAAAAACGTAACCCTATTGTATTAGATTTAGATGAATCTGAAAATCCAAGGACAATAAATCTTGGAGATTGTGAGATGATAATAGAAGATTTTGATACAAAAAAGGCTAAAGTTTTTAGTGTTGCGGATATTGTTTCAGACGATATTATTAATCTACAATCAAACGATAATATAACCGATATTTACATAAGTCAATTTAATAGAAAAAAAATAGAAATTTTAGTTGATGAAAAATTCAGATATAAATATAAACCTTGGATTTACTTTAAAGCAAATGATTTTGATTTAGATTATTTTTATCATCAAAGAAAAAAATCAAATTTTTTCTTTGATAAATTATACTTCAGAGGTGATTTACGTATTAGAAATATTGTAAATAAATTAGATAATAATTTTTTTTATGGTGGAGAGTCGTTAAATGCACCATTTGAAAAATATATTGAAGAAATGATTAAATATTCCGTAGGATTATCAATTTCAGGTGTTGGGGAGTTTTGTTACAGAGATGTTGAATATATGGCAATCGGGATACCATTTATTAGGTTTGAATACCTTAGTGAAATGAGACAACCATTAATACCTAACTATCATTATATATCAATCGATAGACCTGATGATTTAAAAAATATAAATGATAATTGGGGTTCCCAAAGTCATGCAAAAATGATTATAGATAGGTTTTTGGAGGTAAAAGACGATAAAAATTTTTTAGAATTTATATCAAAAAATGCTAGAAAATATTATGAAGATTATTTAAGTCCGGAAAATAGTATTAACAACACAATCAGTTTATTAAATTTTTAAAAATAAAAAAAAATAATTTATGGCAGGAATTAAGAAAAAAGACATCGGAGGAATTGGGAACATAAAAGATAAGTTCTCAACCAAAACAAAATATAAAGAAACAAACTACTACAATTGTGGTGAGGCCTTTCATAATGCTTGTGGAGTGCCCGGACCTGTAATGGGTGGAATCAATATGTTCTTGGGACATAGTAATAGTAGTAAGACAACCTCAATGATACTTGCGGCGGCAGATGCTCAAAAGAAAGGACATCTACCTGTGTTTATTATCACCGAGAAGAAATGGAGTTGGGACCACGCAGTTGAGTTGGGATTACAAGCAACAAAGAATGAAAACGGAGAATGGGACGGAGATTTTATCTTTAATGATTCGTTTGATTATATCGAACAAGTAACAGATTTTATTAATCAGGTATTGGACGCACAAGAAAAAGGTGAGGTTCCATATAACTTATTGTTCTTATGGGATTCGGTTGGTTCTATTCCTTGTAAAATGACGTTTGATGGTAAAGGTGGGAAACAGCATAACGCATCCACGTTAGCAGATAAGATTGGAATGGGAGTTCATTCAAGAATTACAAAGTCAAAGAAAGAGGATTATCCTTACTATAATACAATGGTTGTGGTTAATCAGCCTTGGGTTGAGTTACCGGACAATCCATTCGGACAACCAACGATTAAGGCGAAAGGTGGTGAGGCATTATGGTTGGCATCATCATTAGTGTTCTTATTCGGTAACCAAAAGAATGCGGGTATCAATCATATCACCGCAACTAAGAATGGTAGAACTGTATCGTACGCAATTAGAACAAAAATATCTATACTTAAAAACCACGTAAATGGTTTGGGTTATAAAGATGGTAAGGTTATTGCGGTTCATAACGGATATATCCAAGACACCAAAGAAGATTTGGAAAAATATAAAAAGGATTATTCTCAATACTGGAACGCGATACTATCCGGAGACGGTGAGATAAAACTTGAAGAATCAGAAGAAGTAGAAATTACAGAATAAAAATTAACCCTACCCTTAAAGTGGGGTTTTTTATTAATGTGGTATATTTATATATAAAAATATATTATGGGAAAAATTATAAGATTAACGGAAAACGATTTAACAAGATTGGTTAGAAGAGTAATAAAGGAATCGGAACAAAATGTGGCTGCGGAACAAGCGGTATCAGAAATTAATTCTATGTTAACGAGTGATGGATTGCCGGGGATTAGTTTAGTTACACTTGCAGATGACGACGAATTAGAAAATATGGAAAAAACATATTCAGTAGGACCGGAGCCAAGTACAAATAAAAATGTGGATGTCAAAGCATTAGAAGAAAAAGTTAAAAATTATTTTTGTAGTATAAAGGATAATAAAGATAGTTTGAAAAGTGAGTTAAGAAAATTATTAAATTTAAGAAAAAGTAAGAAATCTATTAAGGAGGGGATTGACAAAGGTGAAATGGTTTGGGTGATAGGGTTTGCAATAATTTTGTTAATTGTTTTAATTACGGGAGTAAGAAGTAGGAGATATGGTTGTCCTGTTAACGCATGGACTGGATTTGGTTCTGGAAGATAATTAATTATTAATATAATATAACCCCTCAAATTAGAGGGGTTTTTTATTTACTTTTTTTGGTGTGATGTTATTATTGTAAATTTTTTTTGTATTTATATATAAACAACTAACCTATGAAAAATTTTTTTACTAGACTTTTAAGTCAAGACACACCAGAATCAAGCAAAAGGTTCGCGGCACTAATTTCATTATTCACAATAATTTTTGTTACTTTAGTTGCAACATTTAAAGCTGAAAATTGGGTTACACCTGAATTTATGTTTGATGCTCTCGCTCTTATTGTTGGAGGGGGACTTGGTCTTACGGTGGTGGAGAAAATATTCACAAAAAAAACACCTGACTCATCAAATAAACCCCCGATTGAATAACCTAACAAGTAAAATATTAAAACCACCCCTCCCCCATAAAGGAGGGTTTTTAATTATAAGTGATATTTAGTATTATGGAATATCCTAATCCAAATTGGAAAGCAAAGGCGGTAAAAAAATTTATATTATCATATTATCCTCAAGTTGAAAATGTGGAGATAACGTATTATACAGAAGACATTCCGGAAATTAAAGTATTTTTTAAACAAGAAGATAAAAGAATCCCAAACGAAGATTGGGTTTTACGACAAGAAATTAGAGACGATGTTAAAGATTATTTTGGGTTCAAACTAATTTACCCTCTTATGCATAATTCGAAGGGAAATGAAACAGAATCCGATATGTATCTTAGAGTATCGTCTTTAAACTACGACCCATTCTGGCGTGAGAATGAACCAAATGATGATTAATTATTTAATCTTATTCCCAATAAAGACAAGATTTTATTTTTCATTTACTATTTACTTTTACTAAGTATTTATTATAAACCCTATCCTATGTTTAGTACTGGTAATATAATCGTCACATCAATAGCGGTTTCTTTAAGTATGATATTCATAATGATATCTGCTTGGTACGTCAAAAAATTATTTGTTTCAGAAACTAAAGATTTATTAGTTAGGTTTATTCTAATTGTGTTTGGTTCATTAGTTGGTGTTTTTATTGTTGATAAAGTTGTTGCATTTAAAATACCGCTATTGTCGGTTTCTCAAAATGAAAATTTATTTGATTTAATTAAAACATTAATATTAATGATATTCTCATATTATTTTGGAACTCAAAAAGGTGCGGATAGAAAAGAAGAATAAGTTTGACTTGTCAATATTTTACAACTATACTTAATTCAGAAACAATATTTTATCACCTCACAAATGGATAAGTGAAAACATTTTTAATTGACGGAAACAATCTCTACAAAATCGGATATGAGGGGGTTAGGGATTTATTCTCAGGTAATAATCATATCGGAGGAATATACCATTTCATTAATACAATACGGAAGTTCTTAGAAGAACAGAATTACGACAAGGTAATCGTTTGTTGGGATAGTGAGACCAATACATCGGTTAGAAAAGAGATATACCCCAACTATAAGGGTCAAAGAAGAAACGAGATGAGTGAAGACCAAGAGGAGTCCTACCTACACCAAAGACGACGTGTAAAACAATATTTGGAAGAAGTATTTGTAAGACAATTAGAAGTTCCCCATAATGAGGCTGACGATTTAATAGCACAATATTGTAAGATTGCATTAGATGAGAATATAACCATATTCTCAGGAGACAAGGACTTTACACAGCTCATATCAGAAAGAGTCCAAATTTACTACCCTATTAAGAAAGAATACTATAAATTAGGTGATATGATATCACTTGATAAAGTTAATATTCCCCATCAAAATGTGTTATTAACAAAAGTTTTTGTTGGTGACAAGTCGGATAATATATCCGGTATTGATGGACTTGGTGTAAAAACTTTGGTTAAGTTATTCCCTATGTTACAGGAGAAATCATGCACTATCACTGAAATTTTGGATAATGCACGAATTATCGGGCAGGAAAAGAAAGTTCCAAAAATTATTGGCAAAATTTTGACTGGTGAATCAAAAAATGGTATACTTGGTGAAGAGTTTTACAATACGAATTTAAAGATTGTGGATTTGGGAAATCCATTAATTACAGATGAGGCGAAAGTATTGGTAGAAGAAGTTTATAAAGAAAAGATTGACCCCACGGATAGGGGGTATAAAAATCTAATGAAGATGATGATGGAGGACGGATTGTTTAAGTATTTGCCGAAAGACGACAATGCTTGGATTAATTTCCTAAAACCATTTTTAAAATTAACAAGAAAGGAAAAAAGAAAGTTATGAAAACATTTAAGAGAATTGGTAACGATTGTATTTTAGTTGAAGGAGTTTATTACTCAACTAATCTCACAAAAAAAACAGAGATACTCTCACCCGAAGGATATAAAATAGATTCAATTAGAATTAATTGTGTGTTTTATTATCCATATAAAATAGAAAATTAACCAAAAAAATAGAAAAATGAAAGAACAGGAAATTACAAAACTTGAATTCCTTTTGACTTTGAATGACAACATTATCGTCCAAAGATTTTTTAACGTCAAAGGATTCAATCCAAAGGCAAGAAATTCTTACGAAATGTATGATTTCATTAATTATGTTAAGGATATCCTTAGTTATGACTTGAAGATGAAAACGGTTATCTATATGATGGATAACAAAGATGCGATAATGCATGACCCAACTGTGATGAGTACTTCATATACAGATGATACGGAATATTTTAACTTATATGTTAAGTTGGGAGAACAGACAATTTGTCACAGAATTTTTGACGGAAAATTGTTTCCACCGAAAGTTCGTTATACGGTGGACGTAAGACCATTCTTAAAAGAAATCTTGAGAGGATTCACTGACATCTTTTCAGATTACAGATTATCTTACGAATATTTGGATTATCAGTTGGCTTAAAAGATATTTATCATTAAAAGGGGTTTACCCGAACAAATACTATGAAGAAAAATTTTGACTATTTAGGGAACACATTTCAGATACAATTACTTAATCAGTTAATTGTAGACAAGAACTTTTCAAGTACTATAATTGATGTCCTTGATGGTAACTATTTCGACAACAAGTATTTCAAAATTATTAGCCAACTTACAAAAGAGTATTATAAGAAATACGAATCAACACCTTCATTTGATACGTTAGAACAATTAGTCAAGTCAGAGATATCACAAGAATTGGTGCAGAAGATTGTTTTGGATACACTAAAACAAGTACAAGACGCACCTTTTGAAGGGACACTATTCGTCCAAGAAAAAGCGTTAAAATTCTGTAAACAACAAGAGTTGCAGAAAGCAATGGAGAAAGCTCAAAAAATAATTACTGAAGGTGACTTTGAATCTTACGACAAAGTTGAAGGGTTGGTTAGGGATGCCTTACAAGTGGGACAAACCGATACGGGAATTACTGATATCTTCTCAGGACTTGATACAGTACTTGAGGAGGATTACAGACATCCAATTCCTATGGGAATTCCCGGTATTGATAAACTACTTAAGGGTGGACTTGCGAAGGGTGAGATAGGTGTTATATTGGCTCCTACGGGGGTTGGTAAAACAACTATCTTAACCAAAATCGCAAATACTGCTTACAACTTGGGATATAATGTTTTACAAATATTTTTTGAGGACAATCCAAAGATAGTACAAAGAAAACACTTTACCTTATGGACGGGTATTGAGCCGGATAATCTTAACAAACACAAAGAAACAGTTCTTGCAAAAGTTGAAGAGATTAAAAGTTCAATGGATAACAGATTGGTTTTACAGAAATTGGCTTCAGACACTTATACTATGTCTCAAATAAAGAATATGGTAAGAAAGATGATTGCTGACGGAAACAAGATTGATTTGATTATGTTGGACTACATTGATTGTGTTACACCGGAATCAACCAGTAAAGATGAGTGGAAAGCGGAAGGTTCGGTTATGAGAGGATTTGAGGCGATGTGTCACGAACTTGATTTGGTTGGATGGACGGCAACACAAGGTAATAGAAGTTCAATCTCATCCGATGTTGTTACGACAGACCAAATGGGTGGGTCAATCAAGAAAGCTCAAGTCGGTCACGTAATCATATCAATTGCTAAAAGTTTACAACAAAAGGAAATGAACTTAGCAACAATTGCGATAACAAAATCAAGATTGGGTAAAGATGGTGTGGTATTTGAGAATTGTAAGTTTAATAATGAATTACTTGAAATAGATATAGATACCTCAGTAACATTCTTAGGATTTGAAGAACAACAAGAAGAAAGAAAAAAAGACAGAGTTAAAGAATTGATGGAGAAAAGGAAACAACGAGAACAAAATACTCAAAATATTTAGTAATTAAATATCTACTTTTTCACAAAAAAACTTTATTTTTTTTACCAAATTATGAGCCGCAAACCAAGCGGCTCACTATTTAATATTAAAATCACCAATTTTTTATAAAAAACAAAAAGAATTAAAATGGAAATTTCAAACAGAATTCTCAGTGAAATCACGGTATACATGAAGTATTCAAAATACCAACCTGAGTTAAAAAGAAGAGAAACTTGGTACGAATTAGTAACAAGAAACATGGAGATGCATATCAAATCGTATCCCCATTTAGAACAAGAAATAAGAGACAATTATCAGTTTGTTTATAATAAACAAGTATTGCCATCTATGAGGTCAATGCAGTTTGCGGGAAAACCAATTGAGATTTCACCAAACAGAATTTATAATTGTGCGTATGCTCCGGTTGATGATTGGAGAGTATTCTCAGAGATTATGTTCTTGTTACTTGGTGGAACGGGTGTTGGTTATTCAGTTCAAAAACATCACGTAGAGTTCTTACCTGAAATTAGAAAGCCAAACGAAAGAACAAGAAGATGGTTGGTTGCCGATTCAATTGAAGGATGGGCCGACGCAGTTAAAGTATTGGTTAAATCATACTTCTTCGGAGGTTCAAAGATTGAGTTTGATTTTAGTGACATCAGAGCAAAAGGTGCGAGATTGGTTACATCAGGTGGTAAAGCACCCGGTCCTCAACCACTTAAAGAGTGTTTGATTAAACTTGAAGGTATTTTAGATGCTAAACAAGATGGAGACAAGTTAAGGTCAATTGAGGTTCACGATATGGTTTGTCATATTGCTGACGCCGTCCTTGCCGGAGGAATTCGTAGAGCGGCACTTATCTCCTTATTCTCGGCAACAGACGATGAAATGATTAGTTGTAAGTCAGGGGCTTGGTGGGAAACAAATCCACAAAGAGGAAGAGCAAACAACTCAGCGGCACTTGTAAGACACAAGATTACCAAAGATTACTTTATGGAACTTTGGAAAAGAATTGAGGCGAGTGGTGCGGGTGAACCGGGAATCTACTTTACAAATGATAAAGATTGGGGAACTAATCCTTGTTGTGAGATTGCACTTCGTCCATTCCAATTTTGTAACCTTTGCGAGGTTAACGTTTCAAATGTTGTTAATCAAGAAGATTTTGAATCAAGAATCAAGGTTGCAACGTTCATTGGAACACTTCAAGCGGGATACACAAACTTCCATTATCTTAGACCAATTTGGCAAAGAACAACTGAAAAAGACGCACTTATCGGTGTATCAATGACGGGTATTGGTTCAGGTGCGGTATTAGGTTTAGATATGAAAGCGGGTGCGAAAATTGTTAAAGTTGAGAATGAAAGAGTTGCGGGGTTATTAGGTATTAATAAGTCGGCAAGAACAACCACGGTTAAACCTGCGGGAACAACTTCATTAACACTTGGAACATCATCAGGTATTCACGCTTGGCACAATGACTACTACATTCGTAGAGTTAGAGTTGGAAAGAATGAGGCGATTTACACTTATTTAAGAGACAATCACCCTGAACTAATTGAAGATGAGTACTTCCGTCCACACGACACTGCGGTTATTGGTATTCCACAAAAAGCACCGGAAGGGTCTATTTTGAGAAACGAATCACCAATCCAATTATTGGAGAGAGTTAAAAAAGTTCACACAGAATGGATTAAACCGGGACACAGAACAGGAAGTAATTCTCATAATGTGTCGGCAACAATTTCGGTTAGAGAACACGAATGGCCAGCTGTTGGTGAATGGATGTGGGAAAACAGGGACTACTACAATGGACTTTCTGTATTACCGTTTGACGGAGGAAGTTACATACAGGCACCTTTTACCGATTGTACTAAGGAAGAATATGAAAAACTAATGGAAACATTAAAAGATGTTGATTTATCTAACATTGTTGAAATGGATGATGATACAAATTTGAGTGGAGAAATTGCTTGTAGCGGTTCTGGATGTGCTTTAGTATAATGTTGTATATAAAATTAATAATAAAGGAGGAATATTTTCCTCCTTTATTATTTTTCACACATTATTACATATTTATAATAAACAAGTGTGAAATATGAAAAAAATAAATATGTTAAATAAAAAATTTGGCAAACTAACTGTGATTGATGAATGTGACAAAAACAAGAACGGTCATATAAAATATCTTTGTAGATGTGAATGTGGGATAGAGAAAAAAATATTTGGAACACACCTAAGAGAAGGGAAAATAGTTTCTTGTGGATGTAAAAACAAAGTTTGCGGTATAACGGGAAATATGTGGTATAAAATAACAAGTATGAAAGTTCACAATAGAATCAAAAGAAACAACTTAGAGTTTAATGTGACAAAAGAATACTTAAACAATTTGTTTTCCAAACAAGATGGGAAGTGTAATTTATGTGGTATAAACATAACCTTACCAAAAAGTTGGAATGACAAAACGCATACCGCATCATTAGATAGAATTGATAGTTCATTAGGGTACGTTGTTGGTAATGTTCAGTGGGTTCATAAACATATTAATATTATGAAAAATATATACCCCCAAGATATGTTTATTTATCTTTGTAATCAGGTTGCAGAAACAAATAAAACAAATAAATTACCTATTGAAAATATTGATGAATTTAAATTTGGAATGAATGAAAAATACAAAAAAACCCCCTAAACTTCTCCCTTCTCATTATTATATGGATGAGACAAGATTAGTGTTTACGGAACAATATCATATTGATAGGGGGTATTGTTGTGGAAATAATTGCAGACATTGTGCTTTTGAACCCAAAGCACAAAAAGGGAATACTACAATAAAAAAATAATGTCGGTATATTTATTTATATGGCAGAAGGTATAACATATGGTATAAATTTTCCGTTTAGAGATTCTAGAAAAGGAGATTATTTACAATTAACGGAATTCCAAAAAGATGAAGTTAGAGCTGCACTATTACATTTAATTTTAACTAGAAGAGGTAGTCGTTATTATTTACCAACATTTGGTACAAGAATATATGAATTTATATTTGAACCTTTTGATAATTTAACTTTTAGTGCAATAGAGACAGATATTAGAGACGCGATAAATTCTTTTATGCCGAATTTAATTGTTAATAGTATAACGATAGAACCGGCGAGTATTGAGGATGAAGGTCCAATTGGGGCTCAAAATATAAAATCTGACGAATTACCATATATTTTTAGAGTACCGGGTAAAGGTACTGCGGACTATACGGCAAAAATTAGGATTGATTATTCTACAGACTCTTCAACCTTCTCTCAAAGTGATTTTGTAATAATAAATATTTAATAATAATGGCAAAAAAAATATCATATACAGTTAGGGATTTTGAAGGAATAAGGTTGGAACTTTATAATTATGTTCGTGCTTATTACCCCGATTTAATTCAAGATTTTAGTGATGCTTCGGTATTCTCAGTTTTCTTGGATTTAAACGCTGCGGTTGCGGATAACTTACACTATCATATTGATAGGAGTATACAGGAAACCGTATTACTTTACGCTCAGCAAAAATCTTCAATATATAATATTGCCAGAACCTATGGGTTAAAGATTCCCGGATTAAGACCGTCAGTATCTCTTGTTGATTTTTCAATAACCGTTCCTGCGTTTGGGGATAAGGAGGATGAAAGATATCTTGGAATTTTGTATCGTGGTTCACAGATACAAGGTGCGGGACAAGCATTTGAAAATGTGTACGACATAGATTTTGCTAGTCCATACAATTCTCAAGGATATCCCAATAGATTAAAGATACCTAACTTCAATAGTAATAATGTTTTAATAAATTATACAATAACAAAACGAGAGTTGGTTGTTAATGGTATTACAAAAGTTTATAAGAGAATTATAAATGCTGGTGATGTTAGACCTTTCTTTGAGTTATTTTTACCTGAGAAAAATGTTTTAGGTATTACAAGCGTGTTATTGAAAAATGGTACTGACTATGGTAATATACCAACTACTGCGGAATTTTTAGGGGCTCAAAATAGATGGTATGAAGTAGACGCTTTGGCGGAAGATAGAGTATTTGTTGAAGACCCTACAAAAGTTTCCGACCAACCGGGCACTAAAGTTGGTAAGTATATTCAAACAAATAATAGATTCATTTCTGAGTTTACACCTGAGGGGTATAAAAGAATGGTTTTTGGTGGAGGAACAAATTCGGCTCAGGAATCATTAAACCAATTTACAGGGTTTGGTAATCCACTCAATTTGCAAACATATTTTAATAACTTTTCTCTTGGTTCTACGTTAACACCTAATTCAACATTATTTATACAATATAGGATTGGTGGTGGTTTGCAAACTAATTTAGGGGTAAACGTTATCAATCAAATAGGTACGGTTTCATTTTTTGTTAATGGACCTTCGGAGGCAACAAATACGTCTGTTGTTGGTTCTTTAAGATGTAATAACGTGACTGCTGCGGTTGGTGGTTCTAATGCTCCTACAACTGAAGAAGTTAGAAATTTTGTTTCTTTTAATTTTGCCGCACAAAAAAGGGCGGTTACGGTTCAGGATTACGATTCTCTTTTAAGAACTATGCCGGCACAATTCGGGGCACCTGCAAAAGTTGCGATTACGGAAATAGATAATAAAATAGATATTCAAATTTTATCTTTTGATACTACTGGTAAGTTAACGAGCGTAGTTTCAAACACTCTAAAACAAAATATTGCAAATTATTTATCCAACTATAGAATGATGAATGATTATATCTCAGTTAAAAGTGCTGACGTAATTGATTTATCCATGACAGTTTCGGTAGTATTAGAGGCAACACAAAATTCAGGACAAATTATTACTGAGATTATTAATAACATATCAAATTATATGGACCCAGCATCAAGACAATTGGGTCAAAATGTTTTTCTTTCTGAGATAAAAGGTTTAATTCAAAGTCAAAATGGAGTTATAACCGTTACGGATTTACAAGTTTTCAATAATGTTGGAGGTCAATATTCATCTGCGGAAACGTCAATGTCTTATTTAGATTCTGAGACAAGAGAAATTAGAACTGTGGATGACACATTATTTGCGGAACCGAGTCAGGTTTATCAAATAAGATTTCCAAATAAAGATATTAGGGTCTCAGTAAAGAATTTTCAGTCGGTTAGTTTTTCGTAATAATTTATTTAATTAATTTTTATACTATTTTTTAAGTTGGTGTAACTTTAAAAGTTTGCCCTAAACTATTTATTAAAAAAAGTATAATGGGAACCACCCAAAGAATAAGAACTGAAATAGGAATTAATAAAAGAATTGATATTGAATTAGAACAAGATTTTGATTTTTTAGAGATTCTATCATTAAAAATACAGCAAGAAGAGATTTACACCAAATCATGTTCTGGTTATGGTGTTATTGTTGGAAGAATAACTGCAAACAATGGGTTTGGAATACCTAACGCTCGAGTTTCAGTATTCGTACCAATTACAGACCAAGACAAATCAAATCCTTTAATAACGAGTATATATCCGTATACAACTCCGGACGAGAAAAATGAGGATGGATATAGATATAATCTATTACCATACGAACAATCACATGCGGGTCATACACCCACAGGAACATTCCCATCAAGAAGAGATGCATTAACAAATAAAACTGCCATTGAAATATACGACAAATATTACAAATATGTCGTAAAGACTAATGAGAGTGGTGACTATATGATTATGGGAGCTCCTCTTGGAGTTAGTTTGGTTTTTCTTGATTTAGATTTATCTGACATGGGAGAATTTTCATTAACTCCTCAAGATTTGATTAGAATGGGTAGGGCGACCGAATCTCAAGTGAATGGTCCTAAGTTTAAGTCTTCTACTAATTTAAATTCGTTACCTCAAATTGTTTCATTAACAAAATCTATAGATGTTGTACCATTATGGGGAGACCAAGAAACTTGTCAAATTGCAATAAGCAGATGTGATTTTGATTTAAGGGACGAGTTAAATATTGATATCCAACCTACAGGACTTTTTATGGGTTCGATGACATCAACGTTAGACCAAAATTTTATTAATCGAAGGTGTAAGCCTAGGAAAGCTTTGGGTGAGATGTGTAGTTTGGTTGCGGGTCCGGGACAAATTGTATGTATTAGACAAACAATCAATATTGATAATCAAGGAAGACCTATATTGGAAGAATTTAAATTTCCGGGTGGTAATGACGTGATTGAGGATGATGGTTCATGGTTGGTTGATTTGCCGATGAACTTAGATTATGTTATTACTAATGAATTCGGTGAAAAAGTAATATCTGACGACCCAAAGGTAGGTATACCAACAAAGGGTAAATATAGGTTTAAAATTAAATGGAAACAACCGGATGATTTGGGACAACAAATAAAGAGGGCGTACTATTTAGTTCCAAATGTTAGTGAATATGGTTGGGGGTCTGGGAAAGACCCGGCAAATTTAAATCCAACTAATCCTGCAGAAAAACCATATTATGATGCGTGTATTAGGTCGTATGGTTTTAGTTTGGATTGGAATGATTATGGGGATACTGGAACAACTTTAGGTAATAAAATAATACAAAGGGCGATTGATTGTGAGGATAAATTTTATGAGTTAAAATATAACCAAGTTTATACTGTTTCACAATTAATTGACCTATATCAAAAAGGTACAAATAGAAGAAGATTTATTGGGATAAAAGATATTCAAAATCAGAGTTGTGAGAGTAGTAGTTATAAGTTTCCAATGAATGATGGGGTTAGGGGTACGGACATATTGTTTACATTATTTAATTTTATTTTGGGTATTTTTACGACACCAATTTTGTCGTTGGTACCTATATTACATTTATTAAGATTAATATGGCCGATTATAAAAGTACAAATTGTAATTATTTTCACAGTAATATTACCAATTATTTGGCTTTTATGTCAAGCTGTAAATGTGATATCTTTTGGGTTGGCGGATTTAAATTGTCCGAGACCTATGTCTCCCGGGGAGATATGGAGAAAGGCGGGTAATCCGTTTAGTAATATGAAATTTCCAATGATTACCTACCCTGAATGTGAGATGTGTGATTGTACTCCTGAGCCTATAGAGGGTGATGCAGAAGCTGAAGAATTTTTTAACGAGACATATGCAAATGCATCTCAATCTTGTACTATAGATACTCAATCCGCCGCAAGTTTTGCTAATGTTGCGGACGAACAATATTGTAAAGATGACCCTCTTTTATTGGGGGTTGGGTCCGCACCTTGTAATAATTTATTTGCACCCGCAAATCAAGCTGATTTGGTGGCACAACTGATGCAACAAAATTTATCGGGTTCAATGAAGGAATCGTATTCAAAAAGAACACCAAACTTGGCAACCAATAGTACTGCACCTAATGGGTTCTTTTCTCAAGATTTAACATTGTCGGAGAGGTTAAATTTATTTAATTTAAAGGGAAAATATTTTAATGACTTACAAGTTCAGGGGGGTGGAGATAATCAAATCAAAGTTTCGATTAATCCTCAGCAAAATCCAGGAAAGTTTCATCATGATAATGTTATGGCATTATTGATTGATAATTCTTGTCTTGACAATTTTCCTATTGGAGGGTTAATATCTTTCAATAATATTTCGGAGACATATGATTTAAATGTGTTGAGTGGAAAAACAATTAGTTATGTTGATATAGATGGTAATGTTGTTACCACAAATGCGATAACGGGTACAGCAACAAATAATGGTTCTGTAACTATAAAATATGCGGACCCGGCCAACTCTAACAATTTAACACCATTAACTACAACATATTCTGTTGACCAAAGTTCTGCAATTGATTTTTCTACTAAAGATAATGTTGGATATCAAACCGGAGAATATGGTGACGATTCAAATACCGTTTTTAGTTTGTCATTAAATACTTTATTATTAAAAGGTACTTTAGTGGTTTACGCTCAAACTATAAGTGGATTTACGGAGACGTTTACGGATAATTCTAATGGGGTGATAACAAGTAATTTAGGAGGAACCGGAACGGTTGAATATAATACGGGTAATATATTTTTAAATTTTGATGTCCCGCCGGCAAATAATTTACCAATTTTGGCGAACTATACTGAGTTTGTTCCGGCGAATACCCCTAATAGTAATAAACATTTTATTACTCATAAGTTTCCAACTGATATTGAATATTTCCAAGTAATTACTGCGACGACGTATGGTAGTTTTGTTACACAAAACCCTACCATCCCTAATGGAAAATATAATAATCCAGCAATACCATTTTTCAATTCACTAAAATATAGATATACAGATAACTTTCAAACCGTTTGGAGTAAAAAATTCACCACAACTTTAGGATTTCGAGATGGGGAATATTATGATACTGATGATACGTTTAGGCCAATATATACGATGCCAGACCAAAAAGAATTTATTGTTGTATTTTTAATGCGTGGCGTTGACCCATATTCTGCGAGAGTTCCTATGGATATTGATATTTCAAAATTAATGGGTCAAAATTATGGGACTAATATTGTTTCCGGTAATTATAAGATGAATATACCGGTACAACCGGGATTGTCTTTACCAAGACATAATCGAATAAATTCACCAAACACGCAAAGTCAAAACGGGTATATATTTTATCCGCCGTATTGTTATAATACGTCTAGTGATTTTAGTGGGTTTACAACATATAACACATCAAACTATTCTAGTTTAGATGGGAGTAGTGTTAATAGTTTTAGTATTGATACAACTAATCAGAGTACTACTAATAATACGAAACTACAAAGTCTTTGGGTAAGTAATAATACTTCGTATTTAGGTGTGGGACCAAATAATGTTGTTAATTTCATTAGATATCCAAGGTTAGGAAGTCAGGTGCCATCATCAAATTCTCCGGGATTTGTTAATTCCGGTGCGTATAGTAGTTCAGTCAATCCAAACAATTATCTTGTTTTAACTGACATAGGACCCGCAAAACAGCATAGAGGTTATTATAATAATGAATATGTTGAGGGGGGTAGTTATGTTTATTTAAACCAATCTTCTGAGAACTCGGCTTTTATACCTACATTGGGGGGTGTAGTGACTTATCCTATTATTAAACAAAATGATTATTATTATTTTTCTCCGGTTTATGCGACAGGTGCGACTCCAACAACATTCTCAAGCTCGGAGACGAGACTTGTGATGAGGTGTGATAGGTTACCATCATCATCAAATAGAACAGATGTATATGAGAATAATACGTTTGTATTACATCAAAATAGGTCGTTGGCAATTTATAGTATTACGGATAATGGGTCATCGATTATTGGTTCAGGAGAATTACAATCTACCGGATATAATTCAGGAGATAACCAAGAGGATGAACCAAGTGAATTTGAAAATTCATTACAATCTTCATTTTCTTGTAGTGGTATTGTTCCTTTAAAATGTTATCAGGGATATGGAAGTACATTTAGACTGGCTCCTACGACAGATAAGTGTTACGATAGAGTTATTGCGGAAAATGGTTGTTACATTCTTTTAAGAGGTGCACCATTTCTTACTTTACCAAGAGATTATAGAACATTTGCCGAGTGGTTGGCGAGATTTAGAGTTATGATGGCAAGTTGTAGAGGAATATTTTCACATAATTTTGTTAATAATTGGATAAATGGTACATTATTTTTTTACACATTTAAAAACAATAGGTTCTTTAGAAATACAGGCGCGGGAAGAAATCAACCTTATAATAGATATTGTAATGATACTATAATATTACATAACCCATCTAGTAATTTTTATTATAGGTCATCACCAACAAATTTAAATGCGACTACAGGGGAGATTAAATTTGTTGGTAAAGCCCCAACATCTCAAGGAGGAACCACTGTGAGAAGAAATGGTAGAAATTCGTTACAATTACAAACCCCAACAACAATAATGAATTTAGGTCCTAGAGATGAATTTGCATATCAGTTAACATTAAGTGCGGATTATTACGGATATAATGTTGATAAAATGGAACAAACATCGTATAAGGAATTTGAAAATATATTAAATTTATTTTTAATATCTCGATTAAGAACTTCAGGATTTTTCAGTAATTTAACAAGAACAGGTTCTGGAAGTGTGGCACAATTCTTCTCAAGAAATAATAGCAGGTTTGATGGTGATTACGCACAATCTATTTCGGTTAACTCGGAACATGGTGTGGATGAGTTTGATTTTGATTCGTATGACTATTCAACGGGAACAACTACCGGTGGAAACACTTATTATATTGGGGATAAAGTTATGGGGATATTTTATTCCTCGGACACTCAAACAAGAGATTATATAACCCCAAGAAGGATAATAAGAAACGATACAACTTCACCGGCACAATACGATAATTTAGGGTTTAGTTCACAAGTCGTACCGTTTTATAGATGGAAAATTAATGGAGCACCTAATCAACAGTCTACATTTATTTTTGGCGACCAAAAAAATGAATGGCAAACCGGATTAAAAGATATTATACAAAATACGAGATATCAATCATTAGATAGGGTAGATGTTAATTCCTATTATTTTATGGGTGAAACTGCGATAAATGAATTTTATAAAGGATTTATATATAATGTTAGGGCGAATAATACGGGTGGATATGATTTTAGTGAAAACGTGGTTGGACCTCTTCCAAATACTAATACGAATTTAAAGTATTTAGTGGGAGCGCCATTTCATTTTTATTTTGGTTTAACGAGAGGTAGTAATGCCTTGGATAAATTTAGAGTTAAATTTTTAGGAGTTGAAACAATTTGATTCGAGAATAGTACCAAGTAGATTAAGATATAAATCTGCACCATCTACAGACCAAAAGGTTGCTATTAGTTTAAATAATACTGTCGAATTAAATAATGAATTTGATAGAATAAGGACAGTATCGTTATCACAATTGTATGATGATGAAAGGCAAAGTTGTGAGATTTTTAGACCTACGTTCCAGTTGAATTATATCTATGATAATAGATATGTTGGTACCGCAAACTATGTTCCATTTAGAAATAATTTGTTTTTGGTAGACCCGGAACAAACGGTTTTAAATAATATGAGTACTTGGTATGGTTATCCTCAATATTATGAGTTTGATTTTTTAAGACCTAATGTTGTAGACCAACATATTAATTTTATATCAAAAAGTGCGTATACGTATAATTGGTCTTATTATATTACTTATCCATATCGTAATGATGAAAATAAATTATTGACATCACAACTAAATAATCAAACTTTTATTTGGAACGTGAAGGATGGGATACCTTTTGCAATTAAAAATATTCAAATAAATGGTGACCCGTTAATATCTTTTGAGTGTATTTCTCCACATGGATTAACGCCGGGAGAATCTGTCGAACTATCTTTTCCATATAATGGAAATAAAATTTTTGAAGTTTATTCGTTAGGTAATGGGTTATTTGAGAGTGATATTAGGATTTTTAATTTATACAACATTGGGTATACAGGGGGAACATTCAACGACAAAAAAAGAGGAAGGTTTAAAAGAGTTTTATATCCTGATATAATAGATGAGTCTCGTTCAAAATATTATATTAGAGAACATAAGGTTTTAATTGGTGTTGATGATATGATTTTAAATAAAACAGGATTTCAGCAAACACCATTTAATACAAAAATAGAACTTTTTTTGAGTTCAATAACTCCGGATTTGAGAACTAAGACGGCACAACAAAATAGTAATAATTGTTATACGTTTACAACAATAAAAGATATTAATTTACAGGGGTTGTTAGACAATCAAAAAAGACCTGTCAGTGAACTTTTTTTGACGGTAGTAAATAAAGGATTTTCCGGGTATTTTAATAAACCATTTATCAATGGGGTAGGTTTAAAACAAGGGTGGGAGTTTAATATAAATGAAACTCCGAGCTCGTGGTGGGATGATAATAATGTTGATTCAAATACAAATATTCAAACTTCATCATATACAAAAACAGATTCTAGTGGTAATACTAAAACCTTTTATTATAATAACAATTTAAATGTTGGGGATGTGATAGAGGGGGATTTTTGCGAATGGAATGATTACGAGCAAGTGGAGAGAGTTATATCAAAATACTACCACAAGGTAAAATACAATCAAGACAATTTTAAAACATCAAATACGCCAACAACAAATGAGAATGGGTTTTATTATAGTCCACATAACGGGATGAAGATAAGGGTTTTTTCTAATTATATAGAGACGGGTGGAGTTGAAAATGTAGACCAAGTTCCTTTTTATTCTTATTACTCTCCATCCGACCAAGAATTTAGATGGAGAGACCTGTATACTTATGGATATAGAGATGAGTTGGGTCGGGGGGTTGATTTCCCCTTTGTAAATAAATCACATTATCCATTTCAAGAGGTGATATTTAGATTTTTTCCTGAAGGTAAAGATTCAAATAATTTCTTAGATGGTATAAACGAACCTGTTAAACCTTTTATTGATGATTGCGAATAGTTATAGAATATTATTTAGTGGGTCAACCGACAGGGAAATTACTTTACCTGTTGAGATTAAGTGGGATTTCACGGGTCAAGACCAATCTATAGATTTATATGAGGATGAGGTGGTTAAAGAAGTTGTCGGTACTGGCATTGATTTTGAGGTTAATAGATTTCCGCATGCTCCCGACCCATTAACGTTAAAGACGGATATTAATTATGATTTTTATTTTTATTCTGGTGGGTCGTTAAGTAATCCTGCGTCGTGGAATCAAAATTATATATCAGAGGGTTTCACAAGTGAGGACATATATTATTTTAGAAATAATTTTACCAAGTCATTTTTTAAGTTGGACTTTTATGATTCGGTTGATACAAAATCTCAGGTGAATTATTTCACAATAATTATACCGACGCAACAAGGGGCAACAATTAGTTTTATTGTTGCAAATAAAAATGTTAATATAAAAATACCAAGTTTTAAGTTAGATTATGTTGGGGATAAGGAAGGATTTTTTATTTATTGGTTAAAGAAATTGGAGTATGTTCCAATCAATACTTTTTATATGACCGCAAAATTTTATAATGCGGAGAAGGGTGAATTTGTTAAGATGATGAATAAACCACAGTCATCGGTTAATGGGGATAAATATTATTTTGATACCCTAACATTTTATTATTACCGGGTTGTTTGCGATTATGTTAATTTAAACTATTCAGTTTATGATATATTAACAAATAAAAGAGTCGGTATTAATACACCCATATCGTGGTATGAATATGTAAACCCCCCTTTAGTTTAATGAGTTATTATAATATTATTATATCACCTGAGACAATACAAAGGGATTTAACCATAGTTGGTTATAGTGGGACACCTGTGGGTGTTTATTCCGCAATGACCCAAATATTGACGGGAAATACTAATGGTACATCATTATTGACTGGATTAACAATACCAATATTAATTGTTGAGAATATAAACGATGTTGGATATTATGACCCTTTTGATGGTGACATTACGCAACAAGATGTCGTTACAAATTTTTTATTCTCTTCGGATACTCAAAATCCGTACGTGGTTAATGTGTATAACACTTCGGAACAATATCAAAAGTTTATTGATTTATCAAATTATACTATTGATTGGGGGGATGGTAATATTCAAACCATTACTAGTTTTGCTCCCAATTATGTCAGTCATACATATCCAACACAAAGTTATCAGTATGAAATAACATTATCTCAAAAAAATCCTTGGGGTGACATAAAGGTCACTAAAAAAGTCAGTTTACCTTATAAGAAACCTTCGATTGGAAATAAAAAAGGGACGGCATATTTCACATCTAATTTGGGTAATTGGTCTGCAACACCAATAAGTTATGATTTTATATTTTCAGGGGATTCAAATAATTCTTTGGCGTCACAAGTTTCATCAAGTTATATAAGTACACCTTATGTTGTTTCCGGTGAATCCGTTTCAAGGTTACAAGATTTGGAACAATACGGTTCGGACAGTTATGTTTTGGGTAAGGTTGTTTACGATAGTGGTGGTGTACTTGGTGTTATAACTAATATTAGTCCGGTTTTTACCGCATATACAATTCAAAACATAGATTACTATGATTATGCGGATGGACGTACAATATTTTTCATGGACTCTTCAGGATATACCGTTGATAATATAACCTCAGTACCGATTGTGAAACAAGAGGTATTAATGAATATTATCGACCAACCTCAAATACAAACAAACGTATATGTTGAAAGGGGTAAAGTTAGTGGATATGAAAGAGTTCAAAGATTAGGGGAGGTTGATAACATTGGTGATATGCTTAACTATGGATATGGATTTTTTAATGTTGTTAGAAAAGATTAAAAAGTATAATAAAACTATTTATAAAAAAAGAAAAGTATGAGTATTGGAACTTATGGGACTTTAAAGCCTGCGGACGTTAGTCCTGAAGATGTGGAGATAATAATGAATTATACCCCATCAAGGGATGTCACCAATAATTTTGTCCTTAAAACATTGGATGCGACCTCATTATTAAAACCATATTTTAATAATTCTCAAACAGGTGGGAATAATAATGAGATACTCGGTGGGTTGTATAATTTAACTTTACCTGCGGAGGAATTTAATGCTTTAGGGTTTTATACTTTATATTTAAGACCGGCACAAATAAGGACTTTAATTACGGATTGTGGTATCTTAAGTGCGTTACCGAATGTGAAGGGACTTATTATTGATTTGGCAAACGTTCCATCTCAGTATCTTAACAAATTTGTTCCACAAGGATTGGTTGGGTTTAGAATTGAGTATCTTAATTTTGATGGAAGTAAAATAAGTAATTTTTTTAGGATAATTACTTCATGTTTTTTTTGTGAACCGGTTGTTGTGAATCAAACAAATACATCACAAAAATCAATTAGATATAGATATGTTGATGGAATTTCAAATTTATTATTTGTTACGGTATCACCATCGTCATCACCAACAAACAAACCAAACGCAACACCATTTATAGGTCAGCCGGGACAAGACATAATCATAACCAATACATTTTTTAATCCTATTACGATAGATATTCAAATGGCGGAATACGACATTGATACATTGGCAATTGCTCTTTACGGTAATCAAACCAAATCTATTGATGATGGTGTTTACACTATTTACGATTCAAATAATAATATATTTAGACAATACAATTTGTTTGAAATTAGAGACCAATTTAACGAACTTCTTTATGAGGTTAGACAAAGTAGAGGGGCGAATATTGATTTCAGTAAAAATTTTAACACTATAACTACTTAATGGCAACAACTATAAAAAATACTAAATATTTTTATCCTCCCAGACCCGGAAGCGGTGCCGGAACATTTTCCGACAATATTGTTGGTTTACAAATTGTTGATGGTGGAGGACTTACGCAAGGTAACTTTGAGTTTACCTCAAATGTTGTAGATAAGGTTAATAGAAAATTTGGTATTGGTGCTTTTTCTGCTCCGGTTAATTTAGAGGATTTAAACATAACGAGTATAGCTCAGAGTAAGGTAATACAAAAAACTCAATTTAAAGTTTATCCTGTATTTGATAATTCGCAAGTATTGAATTTTGCTTTATATGGTTCGTTGTCAAAACGATTTGCAATATCAATAACAAAAATAATTAATTATTTTCCGGCATCTTTAGATTCTTTGTTCTTTACACCCGATTTTACAACCGGGTCAACGGCGGTTAATATATCATATAATTCTATTAATGATGAAACATATTTTGAGGTGGATACTAAAAGATTGTTTAATCCATTTGAGATAGATTATACAACAAATGCATCTCAAAACATTGCTAGAAGGGAGATGTCAATTTCTCAGTATAGAAATTTACCAAATACTTATTTGGATTATGCGATATCAATAGGAGGGTTAGAATATAAGGTTCAGTCTTTTTTACCCTCGGATGCGTTATATTCTGGGTACATAGCATTTTATGTTTCAGGGGCACCATTTGGAACTACGGCAACAACATCCACAACAAATTTTCAAATTAGACCTAACGACTATATTGTTGATAAGGTATTTGCGGAAACTTTTGATGAGATTGAGAATTTTCTATTAAATAGGTTGGTAATTCCGGAGTATACTGCGGTCTTTAAAGTACCCCAAGAGCAAGATAATGGGAAAATAACAATTAATAATCAAAAAGTTACATGGCCTAAAGACGGGGCGTGGAATCTAGATATTAGAAATGCGGTATTTGATGATTATATAACAATACTACAAGAGGTCGGTGAGGCATTTGATTCATTTAAAACGAATTTAATCTCGAGGTTTTTAACTGCGGGTTCATTAAAAGAGTTTGATACTCTAGGGAGAAAAGTTGAAAAGGTATTCCAAATTTATGGTGTTAGTTTTGACGACATTAAAAAATATATTGATGGATTAAGTTTTATGACATCGGTTAACTACAACCCGTCAAATGATATACCAAACGAACTTTTAAAAGATTTGGCGTCGACTCTTGGTTGGCAGTCAAATTTTTCACCCATTACAAATGATAATTTTTTAGAGACAATATTTGGGGCTCAGGTAAAACCTAACTACCCTGGTTATACGAGGGCGTTGACCTCACAAGAATTAAACTATTCTTTTTACAGAAACTTAATACTTAATTCAGGGTATATTTTTAGGTCAAAAGGAACAAGGAGGTCTATTGAATTTTTATTAAATTTAATTGGTGCTCCTGAGTCGTTAATTGAATATAACGAGCATATAGAGGTTGCGGATAGAGAGGTTGATATGGATTACTTCTATTATCAATACGCACAAATAACCGGAGGAACATATGTCAATCAAATACCCCAATTGCAAGTGGGTCAAACGTATAAACTTAAAGGACAAACCTTTACGGCATTTACAAATCAATCTTTATACGAAAGTGTTACTTTAACAAGAAAAGATTATCCTGTGGATGAATTTGGTTATCCAAAGGCACCTGCGGAAACTGATAGTTACTTTTTCCAAAAAGGTGCAGGATGGTACGAACAAACACCACAACATAGAAACAACGAGGAACTTGTTATAAATAGTAGATTATATTCGGGACAAAACACAGATATACAAACACAATTAAAACCATTCACATATGGTGAGGACTATTTAAATGTGTTTAAAAAATTCCCTTATATGAATGAGGGTTTTAGGTTAGACAGAATTATTGATAATAATAAATCTTGGATATCAACAGATGATAAATTAAGGGCATCAAAAGATGCAAATTACAATTCATATTATTTTATCAATAATGAAAAATTGGTTCTCAATATAAAAAATATCGATTTGTTTTTAAATCCGGGTCAAGGATTGGCATATGAGATTTGGGAACAATCAAGAAAATATGGATACCCAATTCCCGAATCAGGTTTAACTATTGGATACCCTGTACCGGGTGGTGTGGATTCTACGGTTATTGACCCCGAACCACAAAACAAAACTTTTTTTGAATTTAATCAAACTTTTTGGCAAAATTTAATAAACACAAGAAATCGTCAGTTTATTACGGACGGAAAAACCGGGGGATATCCAACATTACAATCTTTATTTTGGAAATATATACAACAATATCAAAATACGGGGACACAAAATAATAAATACACGTATCAAAAACTTATTGATTATGTAAATGGACTTGGCCCTGATTGGATGAAATTGGTGGAACAAATGATTCCGGCAACTACGATTTGGCAGGGAGGTACGAGGTTTGAAAATTCTGTATTACATAGACAAAAATTCGTTTATAGGAGACAAAGAGGTTGTGCGATTGAGGAAAAATTTGTAGACCCTTGTTCTAGAACTGCAAGTTTATCAAATTATGGTGCGAATGAGGAAAAAATAACAGTACCGATATATCCGTGGTTAACACAAAAATCTGCATTATCATCCTTTAGTGCAATATTGAGAAATCAAGTTGGAACTTTATTACAATCAAACGGATACACGACTACAAGTTGTAATGGTATTAATAGTTTAACTACAGAGTGGTATGTTAATTTGACGATTGGTAGTAATTTATTGATTAATTATAAGTTTTATAGTGGTGTTGGTCTTAATGGATACCCAAGTGATGGAGAATGGAAATTGGCGTTAAAGAATAGTTTACCTCAATTATTAAATTATAATTTATGGTTTAATTTAAATGGAAATGACTTAACAATTATAAACCTAACCAACCAACCGCTCTATTTGTCACAATTATTAAAGTTAGAAGTTGGTATAAATATAAATGTAAATTGTTAATGAATGGCTAGTTTGTTTTATTCGATATCGGTTGTTGGTGATTGTTCGGGTACGGGTGATGGAAGTATTCTAATAGTTCCTAATGGTGGGACCCCACCATATAATGTTAATTGGCTCACACCGGATTTAGGTAATGACGCTTTGGTAACCAACTCATCGAGAACTTTATTGTACTCCGGAACATATTCGATTCAAATAACCGATAGTAGTTTACCTATAAACAATACTTTATTGGTGTCTGTACCATTATCGAGTGGTGTTTGTGCTTATGTAGATAACGTGCAGAATACAACTTGTGGTTTAAATAATGGTTCGGTAACAGGTACTTCATCATCATTATATTCACAAACAACTTATTTTTTATATAGTGGGTCTAACGACTTTATATCGTCGGCAATAACGGATTCAAGTTTTGGGGTGTTTAACAATTTAACAGCGGGAACTTATTATATGGTTGTTTTGGATGTAGGGGGATGTACGGGTAGAACTAATACTTTTGTAGTTGAACCTTCAACAAATTTGGATTATGGTTTATATGTTGTTCCAAATTCAAGTTGTGGGAATGGGCCGTTAGGTAAGATATTTGTTACGGGACAAACCGGAACTCCACCATATACTTATATATGGAGTAACGGACAAACGAGTAGTTCAATTACGGGATTAACGAGTGGTTTATATAGTGTTAATGTAACCGACTCTTTGGGTTGTACTAGGATATCTGCCGCGACAATCACAGATGTTGGTCCGGTTACTATACCGTTGGTTACACCAGTTCCGCCATCATGTTTAACAAATAATGGGTCTTTAACTTTTTATATTGAAGGAGGTACGCCACCTTATTATTATTCGGCGTCAACCGGGTATTTTGAGATTTCATATTCAACTAGTTTAACATTAACTGATTTATCTTCAGGGCCTTATTCATTATTGGTTACGGATGCCGCTTATTGTACGGCAACCGCATCTGCATTATTGGCGACCCCTGAGGGTATGACATCGGTAAATGTTAATGTGACAAATCCGGGATGCTCTAATGAAAATGGGTCAATGTTTGTTTTTTTACAAGGAGGGACTCCACCATATACATATACTTTAATTTACCCTGATGGGAATAACAAATCAATTCAAACTACCTCTCAAAATAATTTATTTTCTTTTTTGGGTGGTGGAGAACATTCTCTATATGTTATTGATAGTGTTGGTTGCACGTTTAATCAGGATTATACGTTAGTTAGTCAAAATCTATATACTGTATCCGCGTCTTCAATTGGTGCGAGATTTGGGTTGGCAAATGGGTCTATAACGGTAACAATATCTAGTGGTGGTACAGCCCCATACAATTATTCGTTAAATAACGGACAAATAGATATATTAAACACTTATTTAAGTTCTGTAACCTTTACAAATATCGTGTCGGGTCAATATAATATTACAGTTACCGATAATAATGGTTGTATACAAAAAACAAATGAGTATGTTACAGATATACCAAATGTGAATTTTTCTTTGCTACCGACAATAGCGTCTACACCGAGTGGGGGTACGATAACAACATTTATTATGGCGGGGGTTCCTCCGTTTACGTTTAATTGGTCGTCAAATATTCCAAATAACCCACAAACAAATATGGTGGAAAATTTAACCGCCGGAACATATACATTGACCTTAGTTGATGCAAATTCAAATTATGCGGAAAGAAGTGTTACGGTTGAAGGTAGTAACACAATTTCTTCTTATAGTACATATACAGTTTCGGAGGAAACGTTTAATGTTAATACATCGGCAAAATACAGTATTCTAAAAATGTTTAATGAGGGGTATTATGATGTTACTAATGGGAATAGTGGTTGTAATTTAGTATCTGCAACATTCAGTGCTAAATTGGTGGTACAACCATACGGGACTGAAGTTATTGAACCTTTTTATGTTACAAATTCATTGGTTGTGCCTCCAAGTGATAATATTTGGCAGGATACAATTAAATCAATGATTTTAAAAGTTAAGGGTGTTGGTAATGTTATCATTGATGAATTAAATAATAAGTTAGTTATTATAAGTGATATTGATAACCAAGATATTGTTAATGGTACAATCGCGGCAATTAATATTAAAGTTTATTTATTAATTGATTATGAAATAAATTGTTTAAGTTAAATAATAGTGAATATACCGATAATAAAATTAACTGAATTTTCGGGTGGTACCCCACCATATTCTATTACGATTAGTGATATATATGGAAATAATTCATTATTTTTAACGGCATTCACCCAAACAGCTCCTCCTGATATTTTTATTGAAGTCCCATCCGCATTTACAAATACCTACATAAATGTTCCTTTAATTAGAGTTAAAATTGTTGATTCTCTTGATTGTGAATTACTAAGTGATGTCTTATGCACGAGCCCAATACCATAGTTATGGTGGGTTATTTATTTATATCTAAATTATTTTTAATTGTTTGTTTATAAAAAAATTTGAGGTTTTATTATTTTAGTAAAAATAAAACCGATTTCAAATTATTTATAAGATAATAGCAAACATTTATGCCTTGTATTCCAATTAAATTATCGTATGTTGAAACCAGTTGTCAAGACGCTTGTTCGTTATCGTCAACTAGTGGTTTTTACTCTGACACAACCCCCTTGGTTGTTGGTAGTATTTTATATATAGATTCAATATGTAGTGTAAGGAATAAATCAGGGTTTTATTCTGACTATACCATAGGGGGAACGAGTTGTTATCAAACGGATAGTGATAGTGTCGTCATTGCCATTTCGACTTGTTTTCAAACTCCGACACCCACGCCAACATTAACCCAAACCCCAACCAATACTGCTACGTTAACCCAAACCCCAACCAATACTGCGAGCAACACTCCTACTTTAACTCAAACACCAACAAACACAAGGACTCCAACAAAAAGTGTTACACCAACAAAAACTGTAACACCAACTAAAACTCAAACACCAACAAAAACTACAACTAATACGCCAACTAAAACACAAACACCAACTAAAACACAAACACCAACAAATACCGCAACTAATACGCCAACTAAAACACAAACACCAACAAAAACTGCCACCCCAACAAATACTCCAACTAAAACGGTTACACCTAGTATTACCCCTTCAGGGTTAAGACAAACACAATTTAGAAGTTGTGAGGACGGAAACAATGTTTTTAGATTTGCGGGAAATGGTATTCCATCAACAACCGGGGCAACTTATTATATTCAAGGTCTTGGTGAATTTGAGGGATGTGCGACAATAGTTACATACACTGGTGTTGGATTACTATATGATGGAAACGGAGTTACGTTTACTTTGGCTTCGGATTGTTTTGATAATATATGTCCTAGGACAACAATTCAATCTGCGGTGATGTATAGATGTTCGGATGGAACCGTACATTATTATAATGTTGATTCAGATACTGCTTTCTTAGGTGCCACATATGTTGATAACGGAATTTGTTATTCATTTTTGGAGTTCGGAGGGGCGGGCGGAACTTATTTAGGGTCGCCTCAGTTTAAAAGTTGTGATTTTTGTGAACCAACACCAACACCGACACAAACTCCAAGACCAACACCAACAATCACTCCAACACCATCACCAACACCTTTACCTTGTGAATATACCAATTTTTGTTTTGATACTAAATTAATTTCTTTAACGGGATTTAATGGTACATACAGTTCAACACTAACTAATTATAACGGTAGGTTATATTATACAGGGGATAGTGTTAATAATGGGTTAATATATTATACTAATAATGAATGGTGTTTAAGTACATCTTTGGGTGGTGTTTGTTCTTTGCAAGGTAAGAGACCTTGTTATTCTAATTGTCCGGATTTGGATAGTAATATATTTGTTGGAGGGATTTGTACTACACCAACACCGCCGGTTAATTGTGAAACATTTGATTTTGTTGCATATTTTGATTGCGATTTTCCTGTAACACCAACACCGACTAATCTTGTTCCTCAAAGTGCCGTTAGTTTTACATTTACATATAATTTTGTAACTCCAACACCATCAAATAGTCCGGTATATAACGTTGGAATGAATTTTTCAATATTTAATTCTTCGCAAACACCGACACCAACAGTTACTCCAACACCTACAACAACACCACCAAATAAAGTCGGTATATCTGCAAGAGCAACATTTGAATACCTTGACCCAACTTTGGAGTGTCCTACAACAAGAGTATTGATTGATGTTTCAACATCTTTGGAACATTATACCTCAGACAATTTAATATTTGGAACGATTGATTTGTTACCCGGAATTTATTTCTATGGGACTATCAATTCTAATAATGGTGGTATTATACAATCTTGTTTTAAATACGATAGAGATGATAACACATTAAGTTCAAACTCAAATGTTTTAAATATACAAAGAATATTTGGTAGTCCGGCGGGATGTATTCCTGCAAGCCAGACACCAACACCAACAACTACCAAAACACCAACCCAAACAAAAACAAGCACTCCAACTCAAACACCAACAAAAACAAGTACACCAACGCAGACACCAACAATAACACGACCGTTGGAATCGTTCACAATGAAGGCATTTAATTTATCTGCGGTTACATTTGCAACATGGGTGAGCTCTACTCCTACTGTGGTAAATTGGGGTGATTCAACATCCAACACGTATCCGTCAGGAACGAATACGATAAGTCACATATATTCATCACTATATACGGGTGATATAACATTCAATTCAATAGATTTAACCACTATAACGAGAATAACGATAACAAATACCATAACAGGTGCAACATCATCAGGATTAACATTTACGACGGCTGAAATGAGTAAGCTTAATGGGTTAACAAGACTTGAATTTGGCCCTAATTTAGACCCTGCAGGTTCAAATAGTGGAAATGCTTATGTTAGTGGTGTTACATCGCAACTACCAAGAACTTTAACAACTTTACAAACAAATAAAAATAATTTATCTGGAGGTGTTAGTGATTTACCTACAGGACTAACATACACTTTTATTTGGGGTGATACAACAATTGGTGGGGATTCAACAGGTGTACCTAGACCAAGTGGTATGTATTACCTTGCAATACTTGGTAATAATACAATATCAGGTAATGTTGTGGGATTACCACATAACTCTACTTTAAGTACACTTTCAATTGCTGGTAATAATACATTGTCGGGTAATACTGCGGATATCCCATCTGCTTTGAATTATTGTTTAATTACTGGTAATAATACGATAACAGGTGATATTGCGGATACCCCAAGTGGAATTACTTCAACACTTGCTATTGTTGGTAACAGTATAATTACGGGTAACACCACGGGGATACCTGCTAGTGCGGTTACAGTAAACATAAGAAGTAGTGGTAGTTCTATTAGAGGTTTAGTTAGTAATGTTCCTAAAACAGTTAAAATTCTTTATTTATATGGGACATCGGGTATTTCAGGATTAACTAGTGATTTCTCAACAGGTATGACAGAAGTTTCTTTGTTAGGTGCGTATAATGCTATTTCGGGTAACACTAGTGATTTGGCAGTAATGACAGATTTATTAGTATTCCAAATTAGTGGAGGAACAAATCCAATTAGTGGGAATATTTCAAATATTCCAATAAAGATGATAAGTTTAGCTCTTTATGAAGGTAATACAATAAGTGGAAGTACAACATCAATAACAAGTAAAACAGCATTAAGAAATATAAGTTTGTTTGGTAATAATACTGTGGACGGAAGTTTAAGTGATTTCCCTACTAACGCATTATCAAGTGTTAGTTTTGGTGGTAATAATACAATAACAGGATATACATCACCATATAATTGGTATAGTTCTATGTCAGATGTTAAAATTACCAATTTGGGTTCAAGTTATGGATTTAGTTTAACCGCAGTTGATAACATACTTATTGATTTAACGGGTAAAACATGGGTAAATAATAAACTCATAGAATTAGAATATGAAGGGGCAACCACACCACCAACATCGGCGGCAGGCATTGCAGCATATAATAGATTAACAGGAACAAGCGGCGTTTTAATAAGTTTTGTAACATAAAAAAAGATATGATTTATTTATACGAAAGTTGTATTCCAACATTGACGAATGCGACTAAAAAAACACAAATAGGACAAACATACAAATTAGAATATACTAATATCGCAAATACGATATTTAAAGATTCTATTGGAAATTGTTGGAATTATCTTGGAGAATATGAAAGTAGTTATATCCCTCCGGATAATGTGTTTTATATTTTTTATAGTGGTAATTTTTTAACAAACACAATTGAAATTGGATATCCTGATTGTAATAGTTGTCAGGCCACAATAACCTCGAATTGCGTGTTTACATATTATGTTGGGGTTAGATGTGATAATGGTGGAAGTGTTAATGTTAAGGTTTGTAATGTTTCACCTACGGGAACTTTAAAATTGGTTCCAACTATAGGTCAGGTTTTTGGGGTTAGAAATCCAAGTGGGGATTATTTTTGTGTTACAATAGTTAGTACGTCACCGTTTGTAGATACTGATTATCAAATATCGACACCGGCTTGGAAAGATTATACGTGTGATACCTGTCCGTTGTATAAGAGTTATTTGGTAGATTCGTGTGACGGGTATTCAACTAACATGAGGGTTTATCAGTATTACACTAATCCAACGATACCGGAATATACTGCGGTAGATTTAAATGTGGATGATGTGTGTTATGTGATAAAAAGTTATGAAGGTATAACTTGTGAATATGCGTATAATGAAACGACAACGCCAACAATAATTCAAACATTCATTAGTTGTAATGAGTGTTTAATAAACTTTTATCAAAAAAATATATAATGTCGGTTGAAGTTAATATAAGTTCCATAACAGGTCAATCTCCGTATGACATATATATTTGTCAAACGGGAGCAACAACTTGTTTATATATTGGTAGAATAACTGAGGTACCATATACCTTTATTATACCAAAACCATATGACAAATCAGGAGGTTATCTCCTTAAACTTATTGATGCGAACGGCTCAATAATATCAGGTCAAAAATCAGTTTTATGAGTTTAAGTGTAAGTATTGAATCATATGTGGCTAACAATCCGGTTTCAGTATATTACTGTGATTCTATGAGTGCAAGTTGTCAATTTGTTAGTTCGATTACCGGGTCTCCGTATACATTTACGGTCGAACCTCCGTATGATGAAACAGACGTTTTGATTAAAATTGTTGACGGAATGGGATATGAAAATGGTAGATTTATATATATAACTCCAACACCTACACCATCCGTAACAACTTCACAAACACCTACACCAACACCTACAAATACTCAAACACCAACCACCACTTCAACACCTACAAATACTCCAACCAAATCTACAACCCCAACTAAAACCCCTACCACCACTCCAACACCAACAACAACACCTTTGTTTGTGGGTCACTATATATCTAGAACTACATATCCAACAATAACGGATAGTTGTTTAGATGTTATGACCTATTCAACACTTTACACATATACAAGTGGTGCAACCTCAGTACCAGTAATTAATTCAGTTATTTATCAAACCGCATTAAATGGTGTATTATATGACCCATTTGTTGGTAAAAATGAATACTTGAAAATGCAATTTGGTTCTAGCCTATATGCAGTTAGGATAAACAATTCAGGTTCAACAACGGATTTCAATATTTGTAATTAAAAATGGCAGTATCTTGTGTTTCGGGTATTACACTTAATAGTTTTGTCTACACTGATTGTTGTGGGAATACGGTCTATGGAGATAATTCACTTGGGTATTTAATATCTTTGGACGCGAACTCATTTTATCAAAATGTAACTTTAATACCTAACTCGGAATTTAGTTCCAATTGTCCTACACGAACTCCCACACCAACACCAACGTTAACCCCAACAAACACTCCAACACCTACAACAACTCCAACAAACACTCCAACACCAACTGTGACAACACCATCGGTTTTGAGAATTAAGGTTGTTACTACAGAATTTAACCAATGTCAAATATACACTAATTTTCCTATGGGGATTAGTTGTAGAGTTTTGGCAGACCCCGATTTATTTACGAATAGTGGTGGTATATTAAAAGTTGACGTGACCGGGGGAACAAGTCCTTATTCTTATTTTTGGAGTAATGGTTCAAGGCAAGATACGGTATTTAATTTGTCTGAGGGTAGTTATAGTGTTACTGTTGTGGATTATTATGGTGACTATACAGCAACTACAAGTTGTTCGTTAGTGAGAAATATTCCAAATTGTGAGTTAATAGGTAGTGCCAACTTTTTAAAGGCTCCGGTTGTATATGGTGTTGTGTTAAATGATTTACCAGATACAGGCAAATATGTCGATAATCTATCTTTCAGCAGTACTACAAATAGTGCGTTAGGGTTTAATTTTAATAATAATACACAACCATTAAATGGGTGGCAAATAGGGTTTTATCAAAATTCAAACATTACCGATAATTTATCAAATTTTGGAAATACGATAAGGTTACAGGTTGCTAAGAATTTATATCCACCTGCGGATTTACCATTTGCGACCGCACTTCTTAATACCATGTCGTATTATGTAAGTGATGTTGAGTATACACAATCTCAGTTTGAAAATCTAATCCCTTACCTTAGTAGTACAACCGTATACGAACAAACTATTAATGGTATTGATTATTATTGTGCGAATGTTCCTTTTCAGTATGCTGGTACGGACACTTATGTATATTATGTTTGGGATTATAGATATAATATAACAAGAACTCCAACACAAACACCAACACAAACCGCAACACCTACTCAAACACCGACTAATACTGCAACTCAAACTCAAACACCAACTAATACTAGTACCAGTACACAAACGCCAACAAAAACCGCAACACAAACTCAAACACCTACAAATACTCCAACAAAAACCGCAACACAAACGTCCACACAAACATCTACACAAACTCCAACAACGACCAAAACTTCAACACAAACACCAACTAAAACGGCGACCAATACTCAAACACAAACACCTACTAAAACACCAACAAATACACAAACACCAACTAAAACGGCAACTAATACTCCTACTGTAACTAAGACTTCAACACCAACTAATACTCCTACGGTAACCCCAATAGGTGATATTTGTTTCTCATTCCAATTTGAGACGCAAACACCAACACCAACAATGACTAATACTCCTACAAATACCCAAACACCAACCAATACAAGAACTGCAACACAAACACCTACGAATACAAGAACTGAAACACCTACAAACACTCCAACTAAAACACCAACTAATACTCCTACGAATACAAGAACTGAAACTCCAACAAATACTGGAACTCAAACACCTACTAAAACACCGACAAATACTCAAACACCAACCAAAACTTCAACACAAACTCCAACAAATACTGCGACAAATACCGCAACTAATACCTCAACATCAACTAGTACACCAACCAAAACTTCAACACAAACCCCAACGCAGACACCTACTAATACGACAACTAATACTCCAACTAATACGGCAACAAAAACTCCAACACAAACCCCAACTAATACAAATACACCAACAAATACGGTTACTTCAACAAGTACACAAACACCAACGAATACACAAACACCAACTAGTACACAAACTAAAACACCAACTAGTACACAAACGCCAACAAATACACAAACACCAACAAACACTCCAACAAATACTGCTACTAAAACACAAACCGCAACCAACACACCAACTAATACCATTACATCGACACCAACACCAACCTTCACATGTGATGAAATTTATTGTCAAACTAATTGTTGTTCGTATAATTTATACGGAACGGCGGGACAACCGTACTCATATGAGAATTGTTATGGTGTGACGATAAATGATAACTTCACACCTTCAGGTATTATATCTTTTTGTTCTAATAGGTCTGCATCAATTGTTGGAGGAACACTAACCGAATTGATTGGTTGTTGTGCCGTACCGACGCAAACACCTACCCAAACCCAAACAAAAACACCTACAAATACACCAACTAACACCGCAACCAATACACCAACTAATACTGCAACCAAAACATCAACACCGACTAACACCGCAACCAATACACCAACAAATACTGCAACCAAAACATCAACACCGACTAACACAGCAACCAAAACATCAACTCCAACCCAAACTCCAACTCAAACACCAACGTCTACGTTTATTTGTGATGAAACATATTGTTCTGCCGGTGGTTGTTGTGAATATAATTTAATTGTTCCTGACGGAACTTCAGTAACATATTTTGATTGTTATAATGAAATTGGAGGTGCGGTAGGTCCGGTAATCGTAAATGTTTGTGTAACAGGTGGAATAACTTCATTTATTTATATTGGAACTGAACCAACAATTACGCTTGTTGGTTGTTGTACTGTAGTAACTCCAACACCGACCAAAACCTCAACACAAACACCGACTAATACTGCAACAAATACAAAAACACCAACTAATACTCCTACAAATACCAGAACTAATACACAGACACCAACAAATACACCTACAAATACTGTGACTAATACTACCACAAATACTCAAACACCAACAACTACCTCAACTCAAACACCAACAAATACGCAAACATCAACCAATACTCAAACACCGACAAATACAGCAACACAAACCCCGACAAATACTGCAACACAAACACCAACAAATACGCAAACATCAACCAATACTCAAACACCAACAAATACGGCAACTAATACACCAACAAGTACTTCAACTAATACACCAACAAATACGAAAACGCCCACAAACACTACGACTCAAACTCCAACAAACACTACAACACAAACATCAACCAATACTCAAACACCTACAAACACTACAACTCAAACTCCGACTAATACTGCTACTCAAACACCCACAAATACGCAAACCAATACCGCAACACAAACATCAACCAATACCCCAACACCAACTAAAACCGCAACAAATACTCCAACAAATACTCAAACACCTACTAACACAACAACTCAAACACCAACAACAACACCATTAGTTCCGGTGGTTGGTTCATTTAGTGGATGTTGTTTTGGGGTTAGTTTTAGAGTTCAGGCAATTCCTGGAGGTTCAGCACCTATTGTTGGAAATTTCTACTCGGTTGCAACTGCTGAAGGATTCATATTTTGTGCTAAGTGCATCAACACCATAACTACCGGTACGGTTTATAATTATTTGGGAATAAGTGGGGAAACAAGTTGTGAATCTTGCATAACAAATTATCCTTGTCCTTCACCAACACCAACAACAACAACGACTCAAACACCAACACCAACAAATACGACAACTCAAACGCCAACAAATACTGCAACTCAAACACCTACAAATACTGCAACTCAAACACCAACAAATACTGCAACTCAAACGCCTACAAATACAACAACTAAAACGCCCACTAGTACTCAAACACCAACTAATACGGGGACTCAAACGCCAACAAATACTTCGACCAATACACAAACTCCAACTAATACGGGAACTCAAACACCAACAAATACTTCGACTAATACACAAACTCCAACCAATACGACAACTAATACACCGACTAACACAACTACTCAAACACCAACTAATACTGCAACTCAAACGCAGACACCGACAAATACAACTACTCAAACACCAACTAATACTGCAACTCAAACGCAGACTAATACTCAAACACCAACAAATACTGCGACTAAAACACCAACTAGTACTCAAACACCAACTAACACAACTACACAGACACCAACTAATACCTCAACTCAAACTCAAACACCAACAAATACTGCAACACAAACCCCGACAAATACTGCAACACAAACACCAACTATTACTGCAACACAAACACCAACTATTACTGCGACTAATACTACAACTCAAACACCAACAAATACTGTGACTAAAACACCGACTAGTACTCAAACACCAACTAACACAACTACTCAAACACCAACTAACACAACTACACAAACACCAACTAATACCGCAACACAAACTAATACTCCAACTAATGTGGAATTGATAACTCCAACTCCAACAAAGACAACTACTCAAACACCAACCAATACGGTAACTAATACTCAAACTCCAACAAACACAACTACACAAACTCCAACAAACACAACTACACAAACTCCAACTCAAACTGCGACTCAAACTCAAACTGCAACACAAACTCCAACCAATACGACAACTAATACACCAACTAATACTGCGACTAATACTCAAACACCGACTAACACAACTACTCAAACACCAACCAATACAACTACTCAAACACCAACAATGTCTAATACGCCTACAAATACTGCAACACAAACTCCAACCAATACTGAAACACCAACACAAACACCAACTCAAACTGCGACTCAAACACCGACAATGTCTAATACACCAACTCAAACTTCAACACAAACACCAACAATGTCTAATACACCAACTCAAACTGCGACTCAAACTCCAACCAATACAACAACACAAACACCGACAATGTCTAATACACCAACTCAAACTTCAACACAAACACCAACTCAAACTTCAACTCAAACACCGACAATGTCTAATACGCCAACTCAAACTTCAACACAAACACCGACAATGTCTAATACACCAACTCAAACTGCGACTCAAACACCAACACAAACCGCAACACAAACACCAACAATGTCAAATACGCCTACAAATACTCAAACACCAACTCAAACTTCAACTCAAACTCCAACCAACACTAGAACACAAACACCAACACAAACTTCAACTCAAACACCAACAAATACAACAACACAAACTCCTACACCTACACAACCTATAAATGATTTTGTTGCTCTTATTGACACAAGAAATACATATTCATATTATAATTTTAATAATTCTGATATTACAAATACAACAGTAATGTCATTTATTTATAATGGAGTCTCAACGAATGTTACATTAACAACACCAAAATCATTAAGTAGTGTTAGAACAAATATTGCAACAACATTCCCAACGGCAACCGTATTACTTTATCAACCTGACACAACAACTGTGGTATATGAAATTTTACCATATAGTGCTGATACGTTTGGTAACTGTGTTATATCGTCAGGAACATATCCGCCTGTAAGTAGTTCTACATATAGTAATTTTGTCTTACCGTTCATTTCAAGTGGAAGTTATAATTGTTCTGTAAATTGGGGTGATGGTACTTCTCAATATGTTGCATCATCGCCTAGTTCAGGTATTACACATACCTACGCAACACCAAGTGCATATACAATAACAATCTCAGCAATACGGGGTGGTTTAACCGGATGGAGATTTAATAATGCGGGTGATAGTAGAAAATTAAAGGAGATTACTAAGTGGGGTAGTTTAAGGTTTGGAACTAACGAAGGTTCTTATTTATATGGTAGTAGAAATTTAATATTAACTGGAGTAACGGATATTTTAGATACCCAAGGAACAACAAACTTTAATTCAGCATTTAGAGAGTGTGTGTCATTGACAAGTGTTAGTGGAATTAATTCATGGAATATGTCACAAGTTACGGGTATGAGTTCTATGTTTGAAGGTAGTGTAACGTTTAACAATAATATAGGAAATTGGTCGGTTGGTAAGGTTTCGAATATGAATAGTATGTTTAAAAACGTACCAACATTTAATAACTCTGGGTCACCATCAATATCAGGATGGACGACAAGTGCAGTTACTGACATGAGTTATATGTTCTATAGTGGGGTTACTTTTAATCAACCAATTGGAAGTTGGGATACGTCTAAGGTTACTAATATGAGTGCTATGTTCCGTGAAGCAAGAGCATTTAATAATGGTAATAGTAATTCAATAAATACTTGGATTACTTCTGCAGTTACTGACATGAGTTATATGTTCTATGGTGCAGATGCGTTTAATCAACCAATTGGAAGTTGGAACGTTAGAAATGTTACCGGTAATCTTGGTATGGGTTATATGTTCTATGGTGCGGGATTATTTAATCAAAACATTGGAAGTTGGGATGTTAGTAATGTTGTGGCAATGAATAATATGTTTGATGCCGCCCTTGCATTTAATAATTTAAATTCACCATCAATATCAGGATGGACGACAAGCGCGGTTACCAATATGGATTCTATGTTTAGAAGTACTCCATTTAACCAACCAATTGGAACGTGGGATGTAAGAAAAGTAACAAGAATGAATAGTACATTCCAAACAAATATAAAATTCGACCAAAATATTGGAAGTTGGATTTTATCTAATATAGATACACTCACTAGTACGTTTAATGGTGCAACGGCATTTAATAACTCTGGTTCAACATCGATATCAGGATGGACGACAAGTGCTGCGACTAATATGAATGCTATGTTCCGAGGTGCAACTTCGTTTAACCAACCAATTGGAAGTTGGAATGTTTCTAATGTTGTAAGTTTAAATGGTACTTTTAGAAGCGCAACACAATTTAATCAAAATATTGGAAGTTGGGATACATCTAAAGTTACGGACTTTACGGGATTATTCCAATTTGCAACAAATTTTAATAATTTAAATTCACCATCAATATCAGGGTGGACGACAAGTGCGGCTACACTTATGGGTACGATGTTTAATGGTGCAACATCATTTAATCAACCAATTGGAAATTGGAATACATCTAAAGTTACAAATATGGGAGCTATGTTTAAAGATGCTGCATCGTTTAACAACTCCGGCTCAACATCAATATCAGGATGGACGACAAGCGCGGTTACTAACATTAGTGAAATGTTCTGGGGTGCAACTGTATTTAATCAACCAATAGGAAATTGGAATGTTTCTAAGGTTACTGATATGAGTTATACGTTCCGAGCAACATCGGCATTCAATCAAAATATTGGAAGTTGGGATACATCTAAAGTTACAAATATGATATCTCTATTCTATCAAGCAACCGCTTTTAATAATTTAAATTCACCATCAATATCAGGGTGGACGACAAGTGCGGTTACTGCTATGAATACTATGTTCTATAGTGCAACTACATTTAACCAACCAATAGGAAATTGGAATACATCTAATGTTACAAATATGACTACTATGTTTGGTTATGCAACAGCATTTAATCAACCTATAGGAAATTGGAATATTTCAGGTGTAACAAATGTTAGTAATTTTATGCAGGGTAAAACATCTTCCGACTATTCTGCGGTTAATTTGACAGATATATACACAGGATGGACTTCAGGTGGTAAGACGGTTAAACCTAACTTAAGTATATTATTCAGTACAATTAAATACACCGCGGCAGGACAAGCGGGTAAAAATTTATTAACAGGAAGTACGGGAAGTGGAGGGTACGGTTGGACGATAGTTGATGGAGGAGTTTTATAAAATAAATGAACGGTTATTTATAATAATAAATTAAAAATTATAATTTAAAGATAAACTATGGCGGTATATTGTGTTTCAGGTATTACTCTTAACAATTACGTTTATACGGATTGTTGCGGTAATTTTAATTATGGTGATACCGCCTTGCCATATATAATTACTTTTGATTTAAATAGTGTATATCAAAACGTAACTATTTTAAATGACAATGAAGTCATAACACAGTGCCCCACATCCACCCCAACACCAACACCAACGTTAACCCCATCAAATACCCCAACACCAACGTTAACCCCATCAAATACCCCAACACCAACCAATCCAACAACTCCATCTACTTTAACAGGTAAAATTGTCACGTATGATTATAATACGTGTGAAATTTATACAAATTATCCAATGGGTATTAGTTGTGAGATTTTACAAGAGGTAGATGTTTTTACAAATACTGGAGGTATAATTAGGATTAATATTACGGGTGGAACAAGTCCATATAATGTTTTGTGGGCGAATGGAGTTAGAGAAAAAATATTATTTAATGTATCTTCGGGTAGTTATCCGGTCACTGTAATAGATTATTATGGTGATTATACTGCAACTACGGTATGTAGTATTGGTAGAAATTTACCGAATTGTGACCTAAACGGAGTTGCAACATATCTAGTACCCCCTAAAGTATACGGAAGTGTTTTAAATGATTTACCGGATGTTGGTAAATATATTAACGATTTATCTTTTAGTAGTCTTACCAACTCAGGTCTTGGGTATAGTTTTAATAATACTCCAAATAGTTTGGATGGATGGAAAGTTGGTTATTATTCTAATTCAAACACTCAATTTAATTTACCGAATTATGGTGATACGGTTAGATTACAGATACCTAAAAATCTTATTGGCATTGCTAATCTACCATTTAATTTATCGTATGGTAATACGATGTGGTATTATAGTAGTACGGTTGAATATACAAAGGCTCAATTTCAAACTTTAATACCGACATTGAGTAGTACAACTGTTTATCAACAAAATATAAATGGTGTTGATTATTTCTGTGCGAATGTTCCGTTTGATTATGCTGGGCCAAATACAAATATTTACTATGTTTGGGATTTTAGGTATGGTATACCGGAAAGCCCAACACCAACACCAACAAATACGGAGACTCCAACTCAAACACCAACCAATACTTCAACTCCAACACAAACTCCAACAAATACCTCAACACCGGCACAGACCCCGACTAATACTGCGACAAGTACTCAAACGCCGACCAAAACATCTACGCAAACTAAGACACCAACACAGACCCCAACTAATACTGCAACTCAAACTAAGACACCAACAAACACTCCAACTAAAACCGGAACTCAAACGCCGACCAAAACATCTACGCAAACTAAGACACCAACAAACACACAGACACCAACAAAAACTAGTACTCAAACTCCTACTCAAACCCCAACTAATACTGCAACACAAACTCAAACCCCAACTAATACTACAACACCTACAAACACACCAACAAATGGGGAAATATTAACTCAAACACCGACTAAAACCGGAACACAAACTCCTACACAAACTCAAACACCGACTAAAACCGCAACACAAACACCAACGCAAACTCAAACACCAACCAAAACTGGAACTCAAACACCTACACAAACACCAACTAATACCGCAACAAATACTGCAACTAAAACACCAACTAGTACTCAAACACCAACTAAAACCGCAACACAAACACCTACTCAAACTCCAACTAATACTACAACGCAAACTCAAACACCAACTAATACGGCAACGAATACGTCTACCCAAACACCAACTCAAACCCCTACAAATACGCCGACAAATACGACAACTCAAACACCTACAAATACGGCTACTAAAACTCAAACACCAACTAAAACCGCAACACAAACGCCGACAAATACTGCAACAAATACCCCTACAAATACTGCAACACAGACACCTACTAATACCTCAACTAATACTCCAACAACGACTAAAACCTCAACTCAAACTCCAACCAATACTACGACAAATACGCAGACACCAACTAATACTAAAACACCAACCAATACTCCAACCAATACGTCAACACCAACTGTAACACCTACCATTTCAAGTCTTAATTGGGAGGCTTGTTGTGATGGTACTCGGTTCTCTTTAATATTAACTATACCAACAACTCTTGTTGAAGGTAGAGTGTATTATGTAACATCAACACAGTTCACCGGTTGTGCGACATATAAAATTATGACACCGCCAGGATTGACATATACAAATGGTGCGATAGGTGTTGTTGATTTTGGAAATTGTGATGCTTGTAAATTAGATTTTCCGTGTCCTACACAGACACCAACTAAAACGCCAACTCAAACACCTACACCAACTAATACTGCGACAAGAACTCAAACACCTACAAATACTGCAACCAATACTGCGACAAGAACTCAAACTCCAACACAGACACCAACTCAAACACCCACAAATACTGCAACAAACACAAAAACGCCAACCCAAACACCTACCAATACCCCAACTCAAACTGCGACTCAAACACCGACTCAAACTGCGACTCAAACACCGACTCAAACTGCGACTCAAACACCGACAAATACTGCGACAAGAACTCAAACACCAACAAAAACTTCAACACAGACACCAACTAATACTACAACTCAAACACCAACTAATACTACAACTCAAACTCAAACACCAACTAATACTACAACTCAAACTCAAACACAAACTAATACCACAACACAGACCCCAACAAATACTGCGACTAAAACACCAACTAGTACTGCAACACAGACTCCAACTAGTACCGCAACAAGAACTCAAACACCTACACAAACACCGACTAACACTGCAACACAAACTCCAACCAATACCGCAACTAATACGGCGACTAATACTGCAACAAGAACTGAAACACCAACACAAACACCAACAAATACTGCGACCAAAACTCAAACTCCAACTAAAACACCTACAAATACTCAAACACCGACGAATACTGCAACTAAAACTCAAACTCCAACCAATACAGCAACACCAACTGTAACTCCAACAATATCAACTCTTGGGTGGGAATCGTGTTGTGATGGTTCAAGGTTTAATGTTGACTTAACGCTTGGTACACCAGTTGTCGATGCAACTTACTATATTAGAACGGATGGGTTTGTAGGTTGTGCGACGTATAAGTTTATGACACCTCCTAGTATTACTTATGGAAACGGTTCGATTCTTTCGCCATCGGCCGGATGTCCTGATTGTACGACTAATATATATAATTGTCCTACTAAAACGCCAACACCAACTGTAACACAAACTCAGACACCAACAATGACAAAAACACCAACACAAACACCTACTAATACTACGACTCAAACACCAACTAATACGGCAACAAGAACTGCGACTAATACTGCAACAAGAACTCAAACACCTACACAGACACCTACTAATACTGCAACCAATACTTCTACACCGACACAAACGCCGACAAACACTGCGACAAGAACCCAAACACCGACACAAACACCAACAAATACTACAACACAAACGCCGACTAATACCGCAACAAGGACTCAAACTCCAACACAAACACCAACAAATACTGCAACAACTACTAAAACACCTACCAATACTGCAACGCAAACACCGACTAATACAGCAACAAGAACTCAAACACCAACACAGACACCAACAAATACTGCAACTAAAACACCAACAAATACCGCAACTCCAACACAGACACCAACTAAAACATCGACGCAAACACCAACAAACACTGCGACAAGGACTCAAACACCAACACAAACATCGACGCAAACACCAACTAATACTGCGACAAGGACTCAAACACCGACACAGACACCAACAAAAACTACGACGCAAACTCCAACTAACACCGCAACTAGAGCACAAACGCTGACTCAAACACCGACTAATACCGCAACAAGAACTCAAACTCAAACTCAGACACCAACACAAACACCGACTAATACTTCGACTCCAACGAGAACAACATCACAAACTCCAACAAAAACCACAACACAAACACCGACAAAAACCGCAACACAAACACCGACAAAAACCGCAACACCAACACCAACTTTAGTTTGTGATGTAAAATATTGTGCTGGTAGATGTTGTTCTTATCTTTTAACAGGTCCTTATCTAGGGCGATATTCTTATACTAATTGTTATGGTGATACAGTGACAGATGAGTTTCCTAAATCAGGTAGTGCGACAATTTGTTCTTTGAATGTGGATTCGATTTCTGGCGATATTTTAATCACGGAACTCAATGGATGTTGTTCGGTGCCAACATTAACTTCAACACCAACACCAACGGCTTCAAACACACCTACTAGAACTGCTAGTCAAACACCAACTATGTCGGCGACTCCAACTAAAACTAAAACACCTACACCTACAAGAGTACCGTTACCTGTGTCAGGTTTAGTATGGTCAACAACAAAAAATACGGAAGGTGTAACAGGTTGTCAATCGGCGGGGTGGGTCATATCACCCGATAATTTAACGATTAGATTTAATGTTGCACCATCTCTAAATTGTCAGGTGGGAGGTTGTGATATAACGCAAGAAGCGACTGCAACTGCAACAATAACGGTAGGTCCTGTAAATACAAATTTAAATCTTACTTGGTTTGGTCAAGGTGAATTACAGGCGACCGGATTTGATAGAATGAGCTTTTTTCTTGATGGTGCAGAAGTTTCAAATGGACAGGCTCCTGGAGGAGGGTTAGGATGTAATGATGGCCCAATTGTTCCTGTAATAATTATTCCACCACCATATCTTTTACCTGCGAATACTGTCCATACCTTACGTTTAGTGTTTACAACCCTTGACAAATTATTCCACGTTAATTCATTTTATCAAGCAACATTATCATTCTCATAAAAAAAAAATAATAATATGACATATACAAAAGTAATATATAAAAACAGAGAAAGGGACAGAAGAGGACAGGTAAAATTATTTAATGATTTACCAATCGATGTGCAACAAAAATTTATTGGTATTAAAAATTATATAAATGGTTATTTAAACAGGACAATAGAAGTATACATATACGGTAGTTTTTATTGGGGATATTGGGATGAATTTTCTAACTACGATGTGATTGTTCGTGAAGACATTAATACATCAGAAGTTAGTCAATTGATTTTAAGTGAACTTGGTATAGATAATAATGTAATATTTAACACTGAAATTAACAGAGCGACAATACAAATACCTTAAAATAAATTAAAGAAGTAACAATAACAAGAATTGATTGTATTCCACATGGGTTAAGTTTATTTATAACTAATGGAATTGGTGTCACAATAACCTTAGTTGGTTCTTGTAAAATAGATTAAAAAATATTTATTTAAAATATGAATGCAAATTATTCAATACAATTAACGGAAGGTGACTATACGGCCACTTATACGATATATTATAATAGTGTCAGTGCATCAAACATTGCAACATTATTAACAAGTAATTTACCTGCAGATGGTATTAATTTAACAACCATGTTAGCGGGTGTTAACATATCTGTACCGGGAACGGCAAATTTAATTATTGTCGTTGGAGACGGATATTGTGCCAACTCAATTGAATTTCAAATCGTACCAATCCAAACACCGGTACCACCACCCGATTTATGTTTATCGTTTATTGGTGATGGTATATTATATTCATGGCAGTTCACGCCAAATTCAACACAAAATAATAAAACGAAATGGGAGTCCACTCAAAACGGAACAACATATACGATTTTTTGGAATCCATTTGTGGTTCCAAATGTTTGGCAAGTTGAAATTGAACCAACATTAATATTTACATCCACAAATACAACAGATATACCTGATTCAAGTTGGACGGTACAGGGTTCCGGTAGTTATGGGCCAATTACAAATTTGAATGTTATACAGGGAATTTGTCCTGATGTTGAACCAATAACAACTAAGACAAATGCGGAAAATAATTTATGTGCGGATGGAACAAGTTGTACTGGTATTATTACCGTATTATCAACAGTTGGAGGAACTCCGCCATATCAATATTCATTAGATAATTCAAACCCTACACCATCAACTATATTTAGTAATGTTTGTCCGGGACAACACGATTTAGAAACTATTGATTCAAACGGATTAACAAACACAACTCAAATAACAATACAACAAGGTCAAATACCGACAACATATTCGTTAGACATTAATCAAAATAATATTAGTGTTTTAAGTAGTGTTGATACCGATATTAAAAAAGTTGAATGGACGATAACAACCAATCCGGTATTACCGGTTGGGGCGAGTGTATCATTTGAACTTATACTTGACTCTACACAAATAATTTCAGCTCCGGGTACGGGTGTTATAACAATAGATGAAAAAACTTATTTAAATAATGTGTTACAAACACCTCTTACTAATCAAAATACTTCAACATCAAATAGAACTGATGGATGTAGCGCATTTCAAAAATCAACAACGGTTCAAGCAAATTCATATTATATAACATTAACGTCTTCAAGTGTTTTAACGGGAACTACGGTGTCAACATTAAATATACCTACAAATTCTGGTTCATTATCAAATGGTTGTGTTACAAAATTAGAACAGTCTTTGAAGATTACTATAAATAATTTTAAATTTTTAGGGACTTGTTCTAGTACTAATACACCTAAACCAATTAATATATTGCAAAACCAATTATTATATGTTGAGAATAGTTTTTCTTGGAGAAAAGATGAATATTATTGTGAAGGAAGTACACAATTTAACATAAGAAAAACGATTAGTGGATTATCATCGCCTACTAATTTATGGTATGATTCGTCGACAACTCCTCCTAGAGTGTGGGTTGTTGATTTAGATAACTATATTAAAGGAAATATTTACTGGTTTAATCCACAAACAGCTACAAGTGAAAGTGATATGAATTATTATGCGGGAATTAAAGCAAATTCATTATATAATAATTTTATTGATACGATAACTAAAAAAATATTATTAACGGGTACTGATACTACAACACCATCTAACGTGCAGGGATTATTTGTATTTGATATACAAACCCAAACCCATTATCAAGTTGCATACGGAAGTAGTACTCCATTCCAAAGACAATTAATGTTTGTAACAACAAATTACATTTATTGTAAAAACAGTAGTACTGAATTAATTAGATTTGTTAGAAGTAATCCACAATTATCAACTTCAACAATTATATCTATATCAACCACACAACAACAAAATTATCTAGGCTCCGGTGCACAAAGAATGTTAGAGGTTGGGAATAATATATGGGTTGTTGGAGGTTCAGGGGGAAATAGTGCGGTTAAAGATATTGGAATATTTGATGCTAATTTTAATTATATTACAAGTATTGTTTTACAGGGTTCTGCTTTTGTTAATTTAAATGGTAATAGTAGATGTTGGCAGTCATCGTTCTACGATTCTGTAAATAGATATTTTTATGTTTGTGATTTTGGAGGTAAAATTAAATTTAGAATTCCTGTTAATTTAACAAACAACGGAGTTTTAGGTCAAACTTTAGGTGGTACTGCGAATGGGGTTTCTTTTATAGATATATTAGAAGGAAAACAATTTGCAACTATTGCGTGGACGTTAGACCCTGTCACAGGAAATTTATATGAGGCTTTTGATTTATTCGATAGTTTACAGGATAATTCTAGAATATATAAAATGTATCAAATAAGTAGGACTACAGGTGTCACATTAAAATTAATTGATAATAAATATATAACCAATGTGGTACAAGTTAACGATGGATTAACTGATAGTCTTATGGGGTCAAATACGGGATTATTTTATTGGTCCAATGCTGGTGGAACAACTTGGAATACGGATGGAACAATAACGTTCTTTAATAACACAGTTGGAGGAGGAAATACCGGAAAAGTTATTGTTACTACTTTAAGGAAATATAACGATACTACCAATCAACCAACAACACAAACAAAACCAAACGTGATTGGTACCGAAGGTTATATCGTACCATACACCGATAATACATTGTGTCCTCCTGAAATTAATGATTTATGTCCTTCCGGATTTACAAAAACAGTAATTGGAACTGCGCCTCCGGTCTTTTATTATGAGTTTGACGTTCCAAATGGAGTAAAAAATAATACAAACATTAGTAAAATTGTGGTTTCGATTAGAACAAACACGGGAACGGTATATAGAACAAGTACTTATTTAAGACCATTTAATGATTATTATACCGGTTCATTTAGTGTTGGTACAAATCTTACAGATAGTTTAATATTAGAATATATTAATGGTGCTAATGTTGTAATAAAAACTTGTACCCCAAGTTAAAATATTTAAATTAAAAATAAAACAACCATATTTATAAAATATGTCATACATTATAAAAAATACTTCCGCACTTATCAATACGAGAATGACGGATGTTGGTAGAAGAAGATTATCACAAGGAAATTTTAACATTAAATACTTCCAAGTTGGAGATAGTGAGGTTACGTATTCTGCGGTAACCAATTATACTCAAACAAATAATAATATTTTGATGCCGGCGTTTAACGCCCAAAATGATACTCCTGAAGGTAATAACAAACAAAATATAAAATATCCATATTATTTGGATGGTACGGAAGGAAATACGTATGGTATACCATATGAAAATAGTGGTGCTGACGAAGTGTATAATACTGCAACTGCAAGAGGATTTTTTAATACGGGAACAACAAATCCAACCGTTCAAAATAGTTCTGCATATACCGTAACGTCAAACTATAGAGTTGATATGTCAACTTTATCGGGACAAACAACAATAACAATTTTTAATAATTTTTGTAGTACGTCTACGGGAACTCCGCAAGTTAACCACTTTATTACAATTTATTATGATGGAGTTGGTGATTGTAGTAGTATTGGAAACGTTCCGGTTTTAACTTATAAAATTCAAAGTGTTACTCAAAACGGGGCGAACTATAATGTTACTTTAGATAGGAAAGTTCCAAACTATACGGCACTAACGTTAAGTAATAAGTTTGGTAGAGCTTATATATATCCGTCAGGAATGACTGAATTGTATGATACAATTACTCCGGAACCATATTGGCAAACGGATACATTAAATTTTGAATCACCTTGTGATGTTATTAATAGAGAAAATACTTTGGTTTGGAATATGAATATTCCTTGGACTGAGAATCCTGCGGGACTATTCTCATCTACGTATGAAGATTACAGAAATTTTGGCTCCGTTGGATATATTGGAACGAAAGAATATTTGGGGTATAACGAATCTGCGGGACAAACTGATACTGGTGGTGTTTTTTATTACAACTCATTTGACGATAAAATAACCGTTAAACCTGAAGACCAAAAAGCAATTGCAATTATTCATTATACGAATCAAGATATAGATTTTGTTTATGGTGAAAAATTTGCAACAATACCATTTGACCCACAGAATCCAACAAACATCACAGGTCAGGCGACACATTTTAAAATAAGTATGCCAACTGTTATGTGGCATAAATCAACGGGAACAACAATAGGTGCAGATTTTTATATTGATTCTACGGTTTATAATAATTTATGTGTACCATACTATATCAAATCTAAAGTTAATTTAGATATGAACGACCCCGGGATTAGATATTTCCAATTATACGATAATATTCCGGATTCAAACGGTAATGTTAATCGTGTTGGTAAAGTATTTCCCGACCAGCAAATAATCGTTATTGATGATGAAGAGTTGGTTGCGGCATTATCATATAAGTCAAATAGAAATTGGACTTTACCTGCACCACAATTATCACTTATAACTCCCAATATTTGTACGGGAAATGAAGCCGGAGTTGGAGTGTTAACAGGGTCAAACCAAACAATGTGGGTAACGTATAGATTAGACCCAACGGGATATACGAATTCGTTACATTGTAATTATTATACATCAATTATTGGGCCTGATACGGGATGTACTTTAACATCACAAAATGTTGCAATAAGGTTTGGTGATGAATTCCCATATATGAATCAGGGTGGATTATCAGGATTCTCTACAAATAGAATGAAAATAATTTGTCAAAAGAGAAATGATAATTTAAGACCTGACCCAACCGCATGGAAACAAATCGACGTAACAAGTAAGTTAAGTGCTTCAACGGTTAATGGATTTTTAACCATGAGTGGTATTACGGGCACAACATTCCAAATAACCGACGCGGATTATAACGCGGCGACAACATATGACTTATCAACCTATATTGATTTAACCCCAAATAATTCACCGGACATTTTAAATTTTGGGGATGAGTATTATTTTTATGGTAATATTGAAACTGACATAACCGCAACGATATATGAAATGAAATTTTTGGTTACGTTAGGTAGAAATCAATTTACTAACACAACAAATCCAACATGGACTTCTGGAACGACTTCATATTTTACTGAGGTGGGTTTATTTAATGAGGAGAAAGAATTATTAGTTTTATCAAAAATGCAATCACCGGAATTGAGACAAGGTATACAACAAATAGTGGTAAAACTTGACTTCTAATAATTCTGTATGATTATTTAAAATAATATGAAGAAAGATATAAAGGAAGATTCACCTAAAATACTTGGGTTAGACGTGAGTACAAAATGTATAGGTATTTGTTTATTTGACATTGATTCAAAAAACTTACTTGAATTAACTCACATCTCACCGAAAGTTAAAACGGAAAATAAGATTCACGAACTAATGTTAAAGGCTGAAGTTTTTAGAGAAAAAATTAAGTCTTATGTTGGTCTTGGAATAACTACTGTGGTTATTGAAGAACCCCTTTTAGGGTCAAATAATGTTTACACGGTAGGAACTCTCATGCGTTATAATACTCTTATTTGTAAAGAGGTCTATGATGTATTAGGGGTTATTCCGGAACTGATAACGACTTACAATTCAAGAAAATTCGCATTTCCGTTTTTTGTGAAGGAAAACGATAAAGGTAAATTTGTTTTATTTGGCGGATATCCAAAAGATATAGATAAAAAAATGTTGGTGTGGGAACAAGTTGCCAAGAGAGAACCCCAAATTAATTGGCTTTACACAAAAAACAATACACTTAAAAAAGAAAACTTTGATATGAGTGATAGCTATGTATGTGCCCTAGCATATATGAAAATGAATAAAATTTGGTAATCAAATTTTTTTACTTAAAAAATGATACTTTTACATAAAACAAGATATTTATATATATGGGAAGAAAGAAAATAGATGAAGAAGAAAAAAAAATTAGAATGTCGGTCACAATTGACCCTGATATTGAAAAAATAATAAGAAAAAACCATATTAATCTTTCCTCATTAACAAATAAATTATTAAAAGAGTATTTTAATGGAAAAAAAGATTTGTTATAAATGTAAAGAAGAGAAAAACATTTGTGAGTTTGAACCTAAAAAATCATCAAAAACCGGACATAGATACGAATGTCGGTCGTGTCGTAAAGAATATTCTAAAAAATATTGGGAAAAAGTTAAAGAAAAAAAAGATGTTTTGGATAATAGAAAAAAATATTATTATGAAAATATGGATAAAATAAAACACAATATAAAAAAATATTATTATGAAAATAATGAAAAAATTAAAGAAAGAAAAAAAGAATATAATGAAAAAAATAAAGAAAAAAATAGAGAGTATTTAAAAATTTGGAGAAAAAATAATTTAAAAAAAACAAATGAATATCATAATAGTAGAAAAAAAACCGACCCATTATTTAAACTCTCACATATTGTTAGATGCAGGATATATTCCTTTATGAAGACAAAAAATATAACAAAAAGGAATAAAACTTTTGAGATTATAGGGTGTACCCCACAAGAATTAAAAGAACATATTGAAAAAAAATTTACAGAAGGAATGTGTTGGGAAAAAATAGGGGAATATATTCATATAGACCACATTATTCCATTATCTTCCGCAAAAACAGAAGAAGAAATATATAATCTATGTCACTACACAAATCTTCAACCATTATGGGCGGAAGATAATTTAAAGAAAAATAAAAACATTTGGTAATTTAATTTTTTTCATTATCTTTACACCCTAAATGTAAAAATATGAAAAAGTTACTACTTGCTACCATCGCAACAATCTTATTAATTATTGGTCTTACACTTAATAGTGAACCGGAAAATCTAATTGGTTTTACCAATATGATTTTTCTGTATTTACTATATATCGCATTTATATACGTTGCGGTGTTTACCGATACGTTTGAATCAAAAAAATAATTTGGCATATTAAAAAAAAATTTATAAATTTGTTGTATGGAAAAATTAATTCAAAAATATCAACACGCTAAGGAATATGCTGACAAACTTTATCAGGAGATATTAGACACCTCCGATGGGTTTTTATATGTAACTTGTTTAAGGTGTTATGGTTCCGTTCGTTGGATGCACCACAAAAATGAGTTCTCCGTTCAGGACTTATGTAATGAGTATTATGGGGACAACGGGATTGTGGATGTGTATACCAACAATCCAAATAACAAAATTGATTCATATGGTAGTGTTTTGGTTAAGACATATGATGAAATTGTTGATATGTCGAAGGAGAATGTATCTATGTCTAATGCCATATGTAATTGGATGACAAGAAGTTTATAAAATAAATTTGGCAGTCTCACAACTATTATATACCTTTACATTATGAAACAACTACCATACATCAACCGAACAGAAGGAATTATTGGCTACACAGAATCTGTAATTGCTAAAAACGAAACTAACGATTGTTTCGTAAGAGCCGTAGCATCCGCTTATGAAATCCCATATGACGAAGCTCATACTTGGGTTAAAGAAAAGTTTAATAGACAAAATAGAAAAGGAACAATGTTTGTTTCTTGTAAATTGGCGACTATGTATTCACTCGGTCAAACTTTCAGTGGTAAGTCAATCAAGGGTATTGGTGACTTGAGAACGATTGATAAAGTGACTCATAAGGTTAAAAGAACTACACTTAATCAGTTTATCAAAAAGTATCCAACCGGGACTTATATCATCATTGTTAGGGGACACGCATTTACCTTGAAGAATGGTGCGGTGATTGGTAATAACCAAGATGCAAAATCTTTGAAAAAGGTAGTTCACGATGCGTTTGAAATTTGTTAATATTGTATTATGTCAGATGAAATAGAAGTTATATTGGAGTTAATTGAGGAAGTCCTTGGGGAGCCGAGGAAATCATATGATTCTCATTTGCAATTTTCCTATGACTGCGTGGAATGTGACGAAGGTAGAGGTAAGGGTAATTTGGAGATTAATTTGGAAAAGTGCATTTTTCATTGTTGGAGCTGTAATATATCAGGCCCTCTCGGTAAGTTGTTTGATGACTACGGGAATAAGAAATTAAAGAAAACATATCTTCTAATCCGCCCCGATGAATTCAAGGTTGAGGAGAAGAAAAAGAACATATTAAGATTGCCGCAAGGTTATACAAAAGTATTGGAAGCGAGCCCGGTATACCCCCCACATAAGGAGGCGTTTAATTATTTAAAAAGTCGTGGAATAACTGATGAGATGTGTGAGAGGTGTAATATCGGGCTCACCACGACGGGGGATTTTCAGGGTAGAATAATCATACCATCTTATGATAAGGATGGTAAGGTTAATTATTTTATTGCTCGTTCTTGGAATCCGAGAGCGAAGATGAAGTATAAGAATCCAGTAGCATCCAAAGATGAAATTATTTTTAATGAGAGATTGATTGATTGGGATAAAGATATATTCTTGGTTGAGGGGGTGTTTGATAGTGTATTTGTTGAGAATTCAATCCCAATGCTTGGGAAGTTTATGTCTGACTTATTATTTTCAACCATATATGAGAAGGCGAAGGGTAATGTTATTATATGTTTGGATGCGGATGCTTATAGTAATGCGTTAAAGTTATATCACACATTAAATGGTGGTGTTTTATATAATCGGGTTAAGTTGGTTAAACTACCGGAGGATAAGGATTTGGCGGATTTGAGGGGTGAGATAAAGGAAGAATTTTATGTTGAGATAAAATAAATTTTTTTGTTTCAAACCTTATTACTATTTTTACATTCTAAAACGACAATATATGGCAGGAACTATTAGTTTTGATTTACCAACGTATCAGAGATTAAAAAAAGAATATCAACGTTCGGTTGATAATAATGTTGAGGTATTTGTGTTTGACGGACACGAATTATTAACTAGTTATGCGAAGTATATGATTGAGTATTTAACCACTAAATTTAATTAAATTATGAAAGGAATATTAAAAAATACACCGGCAGGGTGGTATGTGTGGTATAGCGTAATGAGGGATGAAATAACATCGGGTTATGATTCAATCCCCGTATATCAGGAAACATTTGATTTTAATGGAAAACAACCCATAATTCCGTTAGTGGAGGGTAAACAAGTTGAGTTTAAAATTGAGGATTTTTGGGAAACCGGAGGGGATGAAGGTATTAAACTTGCTAAATTAATCATACCAAAAGAAGAACTTAAACAAGAAATACTTGAAGAAGCCGCGAAAGATTGGTACAATAAAGAAGGATTGATGAAACCAAGTAAAGTAGAGGTAAGGGCTTGGGTTAAAGGTGCTAAATGGAATGAACGAAGATGCTATACAGAGGAAGATTTAAGAGAAGCGTTTAAACAATCTAGACAAGCATTAATTTTTGAAAAAGATATGCCGCCTGTTTATGAAAGTTTTGAAGAGTGGTTTAAACAACATAAAAAATTGTAGAAATATTACAATAAACGACTGATTGTAGGATTATTACAATAAGTTTTTTTATAAAAAAATTAAATAAAATGAAAAATATACATATACTGCCGACGGATAAACCAAGTAGGTTATTCTTAAATAAAGTGAATAATAAATTACTATTAGATGGTGATACTTATTCTAATTTAGAAAAAATATTACCAAGTAGTAATTATCAACACCTATATATCACCGGTGAGGAAGAGATTAAAGAAGGAGATTGGGTCATAGATAACAATGGTTTATTGGCCAAAGTAATAACTGAACTTACTTGGCATTTCATTAACTCTAAAAAAATCATCCTAACAACAGACCAATCATTAGAGGGCGTGCAGACCATTGAGGATGAGTTTTTAGAGTGGTTTATAAAGAACCCTACTTGTGAGTATGTGGAAACTAAATTAGTGGAATTTGAGGTTGATATGGGGTTAGGAGATAGTTGTGTTGAGCATGGTAGTTATTACAAAATCAATACACCAGACCAATCACTTTATACTGAATTGGTTTATGAATCTAATCCGTATACATCTACTATAAGCTCGGAATCACAACCAAATACAATAACATTTAGTTTAAAAAATAATGAACCGGTTATTGTATTAGATGAGGTGGGATTCAAGTATAAAGGAGAACTTATTGAGGATGCGGGTGAGATATACGAATTATTCAAAGATTATATTAGAGGTAGTGTAGGATATACAGAGGAACAAGTTAGGGAAGCAATGACTAAGGCTATTATACACTATAATTCAAATGAGCCATTAAATAAAGAATTTATGGATGAAATCATCCAATCACTTAAAAAAGATTAATTATGAGCAAACCAAGAAAGAAAATATTTTCAAAAAAAGGTAGGACAACTAGAAAGAAATTTCCAAACTATAAAACTTGGTGTAGATTTAATGGTGCTAATTGGAATGATAGTAGTAATTGGAACAACTATGTTATATCAGAAAGGGAACTTTTTAATGAAAAAAACCAAATAATATGAAAAGGATATTAGAAATCATACTCTATCCACTACAAATGATATATGAGTTTATAGATGGAGAAAGAGATATATTTTATAAACCTAAAAAAGATTAGTTATGAAAGGAAAATTAGAAAAAACAATTAAAGGTCAATGGGTTGTTAGAATTATTTCAGAAGAAACACCGGAGTGTGATACAATAATAGAACACGGCAAACAATTTCCAGTACATCCCGAGTATGTGAAATATTACTTCTTAGATGAAGATGCGGACGGAAGTGAAGTAGAGTTTGAGATAGTGAATAAACTTTGGGGAACTAATGATGACATCATCTCATATGCGAAACTAAAAAAACCGGAAATGGGAAATAAAGTAGACCTACAGAAGCTAGAAGCTAAACTTGATAAGATATTGGCAGATGAAACACCTGAATCATTTCACGAGTGGTTAGAGAGGAAGACAGGCCCAATTAGAAGTTATCATTCTCCGAAGATAGATGGGATGTTAAAAGAGATAGAAGAAGATGATGTTAAGAAGTTGGCTGAAGAACTATATCCAATAGAATTTCATCCAATTATGGAAGGGTCTTATGATATAAATAGAGAACAAAGAGAAGCATTTGTTAAAGGTTACAACAAAGCCAAAGAAACTCTATATACAGAGGAAGAACTAAAGCGTGTTTATACAAGAGGGTATGATAGAGGTATAGACCGGAAACCTCGTAATATGGAGGCTTATATAGAATTTATTAAACAAAATAAAAAAGATTAGTTATGATGGGAGATTTGATTATTAAATTAAGAACATTCATTCATCAGCATTTATTATGTATTCACAATTATATACCTGATAGAATTGGGATAATAACGGGATTAAGTAACCGGAGAATTTGTAAAAAATGTAATAAGTTTGAAAACTAAACAACCTTTAAAAAGATTAGTTATGAAAAAAATCAATTTAGAAGAAATGCCAAAAGAAGAGTGGGATGAAGTGAGAAATCCTGCTTATAAACATTTTAATATTGATGTGGAATATCCGGAACTTGATGGAACAAATGCGTTATGTAATGATAAGATTTGGGACGACATCTATCACGATTATACCGCAGAACAATATCCCGCATTTGGTGGGCCTTTTACGGACTCAATATCATTTATTGATTGGTTAAAACAAAATTATAAATCACCTGAAAAAAAATAAAATTATGAGAAAATTTATTAGACACCCTGCTACAGTATTAGTATTAGTTATTATTGGATTAATAACTGCATGTTGTGTATTCTTTAAAACTTGCACCCACGAAGTTACCCACAAGGGTATAGTTATCAGTCACCATACAACCTCAGATAGGCATGGAGATATTGAATACTACACAATTGCAACCTTTGATGATAATAAAGTTCGTTCAATACACGGATTAGATTATTATATTGTAGAGGTGGGAGGAACCATTTATTATACAGAAACCTACTTAAATAAATAATATGAAAATAGAAACATTAAGAACGCTGATTAAAGATGTAATCAATAATGATAATCTAATGGCGGTTATGCCAGGAGATACAATTGCACTACAAAAAAAGATTATGAAGGTGATAGATTTGTATGAGGAGGATAATAGTGAACCAATACCCAATCCGTTTATACCAACACCCGGATTTAGAGTGGATATACCAATACAGACCGGAGAACCGGATGAAGTCCCTTACGGAACAATATGTCCTTGCAATCCCGCAAATGGAGGTAGTGGAATATGTGGATGTGTTATGGGAAATAAAATGGTTCCAAATCCAAAGAAGTATGGGGCTTTTACAACTAAATGGGGTACCACAACTACTGAACCAGGAACAATTATTACAAATACACCACAAGGGCACACATTAAAAATTAAAACCACTAATTAAATTGACACACACAGAACTTGAAGAACTTGGTTTTATAACCATTGCAACCGATATAAACTCCTTTGTATCAAAGACAACCGGAGATGACGTATGGTTGGAGATTTTTCACTCAAACGACCCGGAATACCTCCAAATAATGAGGGGAACAAAGGGTGATAGTGGGGAAATATTAAGAAATACTATATATGAAGGAAAAGTTAATATTGGGGTGATAAAACAATTTTTAAAATAAATTTGGCTGGTATTTTGGGAATGTATATCTTTGTATTCACAAAACAACCAAATATATGACTAAAACAATTTCATTCAAAAAGGGGACGATGGTTAGAGTATTATCGGGAGAATACGAAGGAAGATTAGCGGTAGTTACTAGAAGTTCTAAATTTAGTGTGATATGTAAATCACCGGACGAAGTTTATGAGTGGAATTTACTTAAAAATTGGGTTGAGAAAGTGGAAAATAAAAAATAAATTTGGCTGATAAATAATAACCCCTTATCTTTACATTCTAAAACAAATATATGACAACAACTACCACCACCCCAACAACATCAGTAATTGAACTTACAACCGGGACAATGTCCGGTGACGTATTCTACGGAAATTACAAGACAATGGTTAAAGGAAAACCTTGTAGTATTATGGTTTCTAACCATATCAAAGATTTGAATAAAAACTATGACTTCCGAATAGCCGCTAAATGTCAGGCAGGGTTCATCAGTATCTCTGATTGGACTACAACACCGAAAGAAATGATTTCAGGGTTCAAGAAAAATTGTTTGGTTAACATTCAAGTTAAATTGACTTATGAGGATGGACGTGAACTTTGGGTGAACGTATTTACAACCAAAGGTGGTAAGTGGTATTCAATTGATAAAGGGTTTATGGATGTGTTGACTGTGGGCGATATGAGACAATCACATCCTGATATGTGTGATATGGAATTGTGGGGTAGAATGGGGGCAAAAACTTGGTCGGACAAAGCGTTCGTTCAGAACTAAAAATAAATGTGTTGTTCCCTTGAGAAAGGAAAGGTAATTTGACCTGGTAGTAAATCACTAAATGAACAGGTATCAGACTTTAGGCAACACAGAGGATTTCTCATCCTCAAAAACATACCATTGAGATTTTTAAATCTCCTACTTACTTACGAAAGGAAGGATATGGTAGGTAACTGCATATAGTAGTGACGCTGTTAAAATAGTCAGGTGGCGGAATTGGTAGACGCTTTTGGATTCTCTGTCCGATACCTTTGTTAAGGCAAAAAGCTTACAGGTTCAAATCCTGTCCTGGCTACAAAAAACAAAATATGGGAGAAGATAAAATAAGTCCAAAGATGGAAGAGTTTCTTAACAAAATTGATGCTCTTTGTTATGAATATGGATATGAAATTTGGCCGACAGAAAAAGGATGGACGGGTAAAGTAAATGAAGATGGTGAATATGATACAATAGTAATATTAGGTGATGAAAAACCTGTAAAGGTATTGTATATTGATGGTGATGGAAGAGAAAGTAAATAATTAAATAGTCAGGTGGCGGAATTGGTAGACGCACACGGTGAGAAGTATTAATCATGACGAAATATGCCTAAGATACTTCATACAAGTTCAAATCTTGTCCTGACTACACATAAAAAGTCCGGTGTTCGAGTCACCGGTGATAGTTTAAGTGGTAAAACACCCGGTAACGGGAGATATGGGTTCGAGACCCAAGGTTAGTGTAACGGTAGCACATTTAAGTTCTTAAAAATAGTCAGGTGGGCGTAATGAGGGAGTGGTTCCCGAATCCCCAAGATTGGCGGTTACCGATACTAGGGTGGCCGTTGCGTCGTAAGGTTGTCTAATCCGTCTTGAACGGTATTCGGTTCGAGTCCGACCCTGGCTACACTGGTCGCTCCAGCACAAAAAGCGTTGGTGGTAACATAATAACCGTTAGTCAGGTGGCGGAATGGTAGACGCTATCTATAAAGAGAGGCCGAGTTAAAAACGGCGTTCAAGGTTCAAGTCCTTGTCTGGCTACAAAAACATATAATATGGAAATAGGAGATTGGATTGAATATCCCGGACACGACAAGGCTTGGATTGGGTGGGAAACGACAAGTTCATATCTAATCTACAGGATTAAAAATGTCCTCAATGAGGAAGGTAAAACTTCACAAACTTGGTTATTTAAACAATTAGAATTAGAGTGGGTATTAAAAACAGAATTTAGTTATAAAACAATAAACAAATAATATGAAAGAACAAAAAGTATTGGTAATAGCAGATGAACCATCTAGTCTAATACAACGAAAAGTAGAAGAAATACTAGAACAAGGTTGGTTGATTACATCCGTATCAGCACAACACGTATCAACTGGCTCAAGCCAATTCCTTAGAGGTGGATACTTTATCATATTTGAAAGATATGACAGAACATAAAACAATAGAAAGTTATGACAGTAGAACTAAATAAAGACGACTTGGTTACCCTAGTAATGGGATTCAACCTATACAATGATTTAATAAACAAATATTCAGGATTAGAATACGGGCATTGGACTGGTGGGCATGTGGATGAGTGGACTTGGCATGAATGGGCTTTGCAGAGGTTAGACGAAGAAGAATTGTATAATATATTTCAAGAATGCAAATCATATAAAATAGAAGATTAAAATATGAATAACGAACAACAAAAATTAACACCAACAGAAAGAGTAATTGCAATTGCATTATTCACAATCGTATTCCTTGCAATGTTGTCGGGACTTGTAAGTTGCTCCGAGAGGAACGTAGATAAAAAAACAACAAATTATGTTGTTAGCCAAGGAAATAACCCATTGGAAATAGTCATCATAGATAGTTGTGAGTATCTGTATGGGCCTTGGGGTAATGCGACGGTATTAACTCACAAGGGAAATTGTAAAAATCCAATACATCAAAAATAAATTTTGACGGAACCAAAATTATCCTTATCTTTGTAATCTAAATTAAAAAAATGGAAAAAGAATTTATACCATATGAATTAGCCCTAGAGCTTAAAGAACTCGGGTTTAATGAAGAATCTTTTAATAGATTTTATACAAAGCCAAAATGTAAAATGTTTGGGATTGATGAAAAGGGAAGACATTATCCAATAAAAAACACATCTAAAAAACTATATACGTTAGGTGAGTATTTTGTTTTAAATGATGATAATGTAATTACAGCACCATTATACCAACAAGCATTTAGATGGTTTAGAAAAAATCATGGACTTTATTCATCCATAATATTTAAAAAATCATATCCTGATAACCATGTTACAGGTTTAGAATGGTATATAATAATTTGTGGTGGTG